ACATTGGAAGATATTACTGACTTTGATGAGCCTGATGAAGTTAGAACAATAATTGAAAGAACTAAGTTTATTATTAATGAATAAATTTTAGTATAAAATATCGTATATATAAATATATTTATAAATAATATAAAATATAATAATATATATATTATAATATAAATATATAAAATAATGATTAAATATATTATATATTTTATTAAGACGCAGAGTAATTTTTGCGTCTTTTTATTTTTTAAATTTATTTAGCAAAATACGTTAAATTGTGTTGTATTATATATTAGATAATGTTTCGTTATTATAAAATTTTGGAGTAAATTATGGAAAAACACGAAGAATACCTTTTATCAATTGTAAAATATCAGCAGGAAATTATTGATAAATATAAAGAGTATATTGAAGAAATGATTCATAAAGAAATTATAGAGAGTGTTCGAGATATTGATGTCTTTGATCCTACTAATCGTCTTTCACTTAAACAAATTAGTATTCCTGAATCAACTTTTGCGGTCAGGTGTGACCCTTGGACGTTAAGAAAATGGGAATGGTTAAAAATGGAAACGCCGATAATGAATTATAATAAAATTGCTCTTATAGCGCAGGAGATTAAAGAAGATGAATACAGAAAGACTAATTCAAATTAAAAATTATTATGTGGAAGGTATTCCTAGTAAAGAAGACTTAGAACAAGCTAAACAAATCTGTATTGAAGAAAATTGTGTTATTGAACTTAGTTGGTGTCCAAGTGTTTATGCTGGTTGGCATAGTGTCTTTATTAAACAAGATTCAGATATTGATTACTTATATGAGCGTAAAGTACCTCGTGTTTATGGAGTTTAAATATGATTATTAGAATAACTGTTAATGACAATGATTTTACAGAATATCTTGAACAGTTTGCAGGCGACTTGGAACTTCGTTCTTACTATTGCAAATTAATTAGAAAAAATAAATTTACTCATGAACACTATGTATATGATGAACGCTTTAGACAGCTCTTCTATAATACTGATAAATATACCACAGAACTTACTAAAGAACTTTGTGATATGATTAAACATAGCTGGGAAATTTTTGTAAAGGAAATTCTTGAGCTCGAAGATTATCAAGATGATAAAACGCGAGAATATCTTATTAAGAATTTTAAAGTTAAATTTCAAAAAAGTCTTACTCCTAAATGGGAAAATGGTGAAGTAGTTTATATCTGTTGCGGATATCCTAATAAATGGTGGACGTTTTAATTTAAAAATAAAAATTTATAAAGTATTAAAAAATTTTTAAAATTATACTGTATAATATAATGTAAGCAACTTGCGCATAAGCTTACATAGAGCCTATACTTATTTCTAACGTAAATTTTGGGAATTTAAAAGTGGCAGTTAGGCCAAATAAGATACTACGTTTAGCGGTGCCTTACTTTGGTTTAAGATCAAAAAAGACATCGCTAATTTTATTTAAAATTATTTTTTCAGAGGTATAAAATATGACTAATATTAAAAACATTCTTATTTCTCGTCGCATGCTTTTAGCTGATGGTTTTTCAGTAAGTAATTCTAAAATTGAAAATGCATACCTTAATGCTTTTTTACTTTCAAATTTTGGTATTGTTGTAAATAAGCCGGAACTTTTAACTAAAGAAATGGTTAAAGACATATCAGATGTTTATAAACTTAATGTTCCTAAATCTTATTTTGCAAATCCACAGGATACTAAGTTTTATACTGCTGAAGAACTTTTAATAGAACAATGTGTTTCATATTTCCTTGCTTACGGTGCGGAAGAATCACATGTTCACGTTTTTGATAAAAAACTTCCTGATTATCCTGTAGGAAACGAAATTAAGCTCCGCGAGTTTAAAATCTTAAATCCGGAAGAAGCGATTATAGAACTTGTTGCAATCACAAAAGCTTATGCTGAATATAAACGTCCTTGGAGTTTAGATGAACAAAATGAATTTTTAGCTCTTTACTATAATGGACAAGGTTATTATGACTTAAATACTATGCCACTTCTTTGCGGAGATAATGCTGTCTTTATGTTAGATAAAGATGTAAACTTTGCACAGTTTTTATTTAAGAAAGATGTTGTGAAACTTTCTGTTGCAAAAGTAGGTGAATGTAAAGACCTCGTACTTGATTCTGATACTAAAAAGCTTATTAAAGCAATTATTCCACTTGTTAAGGATTGTCCTATGTCTAAGAAACAAGCTAAGTTCTTTAATAAACTTGTTCAAATTACTGGTGCAAAGGCAAAGAAAGTAGATAATAAACAATCACCTAATAAACTTGCCATTGAAAAAATTAAAGCAGGTGATATTATTGGTGCAGCTGACATTTTTGCTAAGAATGGTTCTCTTCTTGAGCGTAATCTTAAGTTTCTTCTTTCACGTGCAAATCCTATCGAAGCAGCAGTAATTCTTAGTATGCTCTCAAATAAAAATCCTACAGTGCTTTATCAACTTATATCTACTATTAATGCGGATAATGAAGAAGCTCGTACATTCTCTTTCTTTGCTAAAAATAAGGTTAAAACTCACGCAGAGACTGAGTACGAAGCTCGTTGGAGAAAGTCTCGTTTGAATGACGCTACTAAGAAACTTGTCCATGATATTTGCTTCGAAAAAATTGCGGAACATTATAAAGCCTCAGAAAAACTTGGTAAGGTATATATTGATTCTAAGTTCTATCGTGTAGCAATGCCAGTTAATACTTCTGCATCGGGTAAGGGTATAGACGTTCCTACGACTGGCACAAGACTTCCTATTACTGGTACTAAGATTCGTTCTTTTGTACACTGGGAGAATGCTTTCGATATTGACTCTTCTGTAATTCTTGAAAAAGAAGATGGTAGATTAGATTCTATAAACTATAGTAGTTATTATTCTCGTAATTATCAAGGTGTAGCTCGTTTTTCTGGAGATATTACAGGTTCTAAAGGTACTGAATACTTTGATTTAGATTTAGAATCATTAAAAAATCAAGGTATTAAAAGAGTGATATTTACTTTCCATGGTTTTTGTTCAACTCTTAATGAAGGTGAAATTTACTGTGGTTATCAAAACAAAGAGGACTTCAATACTAAAGCTTGGGACCCTAAAAATATTGAGCTTAAGATTCATGTTAAAGGTGATAAACGCGCTTATATAGCTTTTGCCGTGGACCTTGAAACTATGGAAATTGTAGTTCTTAATTTAATGCGTGACGACGACTCTCGTGTTGTTTCTTCTAAAGATTTTGAAGCTATTAAAGCTTTTATAGACCCTGCAAAACTTGAACTTAATATGGGTTTAATTGCTGAATGGCGTGGTGAAGTTGTAGAAACTCCTGAAGAAGCCGACGTTGTTTTTGCTGATGACTATATTTCTAATGTTGAAAATCTTCCAGTTTCAGAAGATGGTTCAGCTAGAGCGCAGACTGTAATTCGTTCGTTTGATGTTGAGAAGCTTAACGCAATCGCAAATGTTTAAAAAAAATTAATAAATTATTAAATTATTAATAAAAAATATTTGCTAAATTTTATAGAATAATATTGTATAATATAACATAGAGCCAATGCTTATTTCTTTAGCCTTTTAAGCCGTGTGTCGTAGGTTCGAATCCTACCGTCAGCCTTCGGGTGGCGTAGCTCAGCGGTAGAGCAACGTAAATATAGCTTGGCCAAAAATCGGGGTGTGCTGAAACTGGCGAGACAGGGTGGACTTAAAATCCACTACATTAGAAACGTTGGTGGTTCGAATCCACTCACCCCGACCAGTAATTTGGGCCTCTAGTTCAGCGGTTAGAGCCCCGGTCTCATAAACCGGTAGTCCACAGTTCGAATCTGTGGAGGCCCACCAGTAAATAAACAACTAAATAGGTGCTTTATTGCGGATAGACATATCTATGGTAACTTTTGATGAGTTGATGATTGTGTATTTTAAGAGTTCGAGAACAATGATAAAGTTGAATGGTTTTTGAAAACAGCCTATTTTAGTCAATTAAATATCCCGTGCCTTCTCACGTCTATTAAGTTAGAATGACATGTGCCAGAGCTAACCTAGTCGGGGACACTAAAAGTGGAAGTCCTATACCCGTGGTAAGTCGCCTCTAATCAATCCGTGGAAATTAGAAACCGTAAGAAGTTAGAAAAGGGCTAGTCATAAAGCTGAATCTGGTGGCTAGATAAAAGGATATTTAATTTGTATAAATTCGTCTCGTAGTTCGTCGAGTTTAAATAACCGAACGTGTGCAATATATACAGAGTCAATTGACCGAGTAGTGAAGCACGCACCTCTACCAATGAGGCGGTCGTACAACATAGCACAATCCAATGAGAAAAGGACAGAGGCTCTTAACTGTAGCCAGAAGATGTGAGAGTTGCTTCCTCACCCGCTAAAATTATTTGGAGAGATGTCAGAGTGGCCTAATGTGCACGCTTGGAAAGCGTGTGTACTGAAAGGTACCACAGGTTCGAATCCTGTTCTCTCCGCCAGTGCGTTTTTGTTATATTTTTCGTAATAAAAAAAATAAAATATAGCTTAAATTGATAGGAACTAATGCACGAATATCTAATGGAGTCATTTTAGGAATGATGTTGATATAGTTAGGGTAAGCATTAAAGTACTTCTTATTGTGTAGGTTAACATGCAGATAAGCGTTATGGCCCTACCGATACGTTAAATCGGGGAACAGTGTTTGTGGGGATACTATATTTACTGAGATTAATGATCTTGTCTAGAGTTCAAGTATTTTAAGAGCGCGACACTTAAGCTCTTCTGTACTCAGCAGTTTATAAAAGAACGAACAAAAGAGTAACAACAACTTAATAAGTAAGTATAAATCAATTGAGGTGTCCATCAAGCAGAGGCTTGTTTGGAGGACAGAGCTACCCGCGACTTGGATGAAATAGAGTCTGAAATCAAGCGGCCAAGAAGGTCTTGAAAAAGATATGGTAGCAGGAAGTGGCGAGGCGATAGCAGGTCAACTCAAGAGTACCTAGGTTATTAGTAAATTGAGGAAGCTGAAAATTAATTGTTGATTATGCGGGATTGATGTTTTAATGGCTAGCATTTCTGCCTTCCAAGCAGATCGTGAGGGTTCGAGTCCCTTATCCCGTTCCAGTATATCTTGGATAAAATTCTAGATACCAAGAAACTTCGAATATATTGAATAAGAAGGCTGAGTCCGTCGGTACAAGGCAATATGAGAGAATGATCAACGGACTACTCTCAAAATTATTTTTTTGGGCTGGTCATAAGATCTAGGTCCACCAATACGGGAGTTTTCCTGTTATTTAGTTGTTAGCTTAGTAAGTCGTAGGCCGGACAAATACGTGTAGCCCCCGGTTATTGCGAGAGTCGAACAGCGCAACGGGGTGGTTGGCAACAACTAGTCGAAAGATGTAGATAAGTTCATTACACGTGTTTATTTATAATACTCGATTCTCTCAAAGGAAACTAGAGAGACGTGCTGATATGGCTCAGTAGGTAGAGCACGTCCTTGGTAAGGACGAGGTCACCGGTTCAAGTCCGGTTATCAGCTCCAATTTGGGTAGAAGGTAGTCGCTTGAAATACAGTTGAGCCTCTAAAATACGCTCTTATATACGGCGAGGAATAGTATATAATATAATGTAAAGTTAAATAAGGTGCCACGAAGCTTTATAAATAATCTTTGCTGTGTTAATAAACGGGAAACTGTTTTACTCGAGGTGAGCTTATAAAAGGGTCAGTAGCTGTGGTAAATGGAACGAGATAAACAGCCTTATATTTATGTAAAATATTTCTAAGGAGGTAATCATTATGCTATAACTAAATTTATAAGGAGTTATCGTAATGAAACCAAAACACAAATATTTTAGAAATCAGCGCTATAAGAACTCGCTTGAAAGAAAGTATAACAACGGATATAACGAAAGTTATCCAAGTAATATTGTTTTCTTAACAAAAGAACAAGACCCACGTGCTAAAAGGGAAGCCGCTTGGTGGTGGAGCTATGACTTTAAGAAGAAAACACATTACAAATATTATGCTAGACCTGAAGTTCCTTATACTGTTATGGAAGAACACTATAAACCCGATAGAACTAAGCATTTTTTCAAGAAACATTCAAATAGAGCTGTAAGACGTACAAAAGACGCTTATAACGGCGGAAGCTGTAAAAAAGTTTTTGATTTATGGTGGACATTGTTTTAAGTCTTGGCTAGTTTTAACTAGCCTTATTTAGGGGTGTCGTATAGTTGGTTAGTACACAAGACTTTGACTCTTGCAGGGTTAGTTCGAGTCTAGCCGCCCCTGCCAGATGCTGAGTATGACTATCCTTCAACAGAAAACAGTACGTCATTCTATCACAATATGAATGAAGCACAAACAAAAGAAGGGATTTATATCACGACTTAGTTCATAGGTAAGAGCACCCAAATCCCAGGGAAGAGAGAAGCGTTGAAGCTGATTACTAGCTAGAATTGGCAGAGCTGAAGAGGAGCATCGTCGTAGGTGCAGTCGTGTCAATTATTAAATTAATAATTTATTAAAAAATTATTAGCTAAATTAATTAGATAAAGTTAAGGAGTATATAACATGAAAAAGATTATTTTTGCCAAAACATTAAAAAATAACAATAGTAGTGTTATGCCATTTTATCGTAAAGCCAGAGACCCAGTATTCCAGTGTTAAGAATTTTTATAGTAGATAAAGTATCTTAGCGCTTGGGATTATAAAAAATTCTGAGCGCTTTTTATTTTTATTATTAAAATTTACATGAGAGTATTGTATAATATATTATAAGCGCCTGTAGCTCAGTTGGCAGAGCACGTGACTTGTTTGAGTAGCATAAGTAATGCGATATTATGTGAGTTCAAATCTTACCTCAAGCACCATTAATCACGGTGTCCCGAGTTCGAATCTCGGCAGGCGCACCAAAGAGGGCTATTTCCAAGCCCTGCTGGTTTGCTCGGCCGTTATTGGTATTTAATGGAAATAAGTATTAATAGATAAAGTACGATAATCTTTATCCCTGGTTATGCAGGTTAATATAGAGGTAAGCGAGTGGTTTCCTGCGCATTCCTACATATCAAATTCGGCGAGGAGATGGTTTGGTTTCTACTAACCAAATAACTTAGTAGACTATCTAGAGTAATATTCCGGGGATAGTTAAATAGTAGAATATATGTGAGAGTAGCCAAGTAGTAAGGCCACCCGACGGGGTTACAAAGTGAGGTGCAAGTCCCACTGAAAGCATAGGGCGTACGGATCGTTGGTGCAAATCCAACCTCTCACAATTTATAGGGGATTGGTGTTAATGGCAGCATAGGGGTCTCCAAAACCTTTGGTTAGAGTTCAAATCTTTAATCCCCTGCCAGGGCAGTTATAATGTGGTGAAGAATGGTCTGCCGAAGCAAAATCCGTAGGGTCATGAGGTATGGATACTCCTCGATTAATATAAGTATGCAAATTGAAAATAGGCCTTAAGTAAATAAGTGAAAATATTAATAAAATTATCCATATTTTTGCAGGATTAGCTCAGTTGGGAGAGCAATTGTCTTACAAGCAATGGGTCGGCGGTTCGAGCCCGTCATTCTGTACCAGTTGAGTTCGGATATAGCGAACTTTTGAAATGCTTAAGCATACTAGTAAATACTTAATCAAAGTAAATTTAGTAGTGGAATGTAATGTGGAAAAAGCTTTGACTCCGATACCATTTCACTCAACACCATTCAGTTCTGGGGTAAGTTAGTTGAACCGGTTATACTAACAACCATATGTGCGTAGAATATGGATTTAACCTGACAGGCGGATATTCCTGTAGATGCAGAAAGGCTGCGAACTGAGACCATTTTAATTACATGTCAGTGGCGGAAAAATCCTGCAGACCAAAGACAGTAGGTGGATAGACGTAACCCTGTTAAGGGTGAAGAGTCTTGCAAGCTCTTATAAAGGTTCAAATCCTTTCTGACATACCAAGGGCAAACAGTTATCACTTTCATTAGAGCCCTAGATAAAAGTTCCTGAAAGTGAAAGTTTTTCTTTTTCACAGTAGCTTGGTTTTATGATGACTTAAAAAACACAAACTATGATTCTAGGTATAGCACAATTGGATGTGCATCGCCCTTCTAAGGCGACGGTTGTAGGTTCGAGCCCTGCTACCTAGACCAAAAGTATGCCTCGGTAGCTCAGTTCGGTAAGAGCACTAGACTGAAAATCTAGACGTCGGCGGTTCAAATCCACCCTGAGGCACCAAAAGCGGAAAAAGTACAATTCTGCTCAGCAACGCGTAGTATAGGTAGAGGTAGAATTACGCCAAAACGAGGTCATATGCCGTGGAGGAAACCCTGACACCGACGAGACTGGTTCATCAGGAGCGTTGTGAATATGCCAGATGTGCTAGGAACACAAGGAGGTCTCATACACCACCTGTGCTTGGAGCGTAACCAAGATCTGGTACCAATAGTAAATATAGGTTCGAGCCCTGTATTGGGGAGCCTTAAGTGGAACAACTCCCCGATTAGTTTAATTGGACTAAAACTTACTATGCACGAAACCGCGGGAAGTGTGGTAACCGGCGGTCTAAAAATGAAGGATCACCAAACCTTATACATGACAACGCTGAAATCGCCTCTATGATGTATAAGTGAGTCCAATAGCCTTGACAGTAAGACTGGGGTTGAATGTTACCTTACATATTACGATATGGTAAGATACTAAAAGCTGTCTGAAATACCTCTGGCAAGAGATTTAGTAGTGACTCTATAACATAAACTACTTGGTAGCGTATGTGCGGAAGGCAAGGCAGTGTTTTTACATTGTTCCTTGGATACTATAAGAAATTATAGTAGTACAGGCTATGTTGAATAGTCTTAAATAAAAACCCGTGAATGTCAGTAAATGTCCCGAAAGTATCAACAGAGAAGCTGACTAATCTCGTTCTAGGTGTAGGATAGGGACGAGCAGGTTTACGGGGCTCCTGCTCAATATGGGGAATGTAGTGTAAAGGTAGCACCTCAGTTTGTGGCACTGATAGTTAGAGTTCGATCCTCTACGTTCCCACCAGTTAAGTTATATTATATGGGTAGGTAGCGAAGAGGTTAAACGCTGCGGGCTGTAAACCCGCCCCTGTTTAGGTTCGCTGGTTCGAATCCAGCCCTGCCCACCAATACGACTAGACTCATAAGTCGTTCAATAGAGTACAAAGCCTTGGTTGCGGGAGTCGCAATTACACAAGGATGCAGAGACTCGCCCTTATAAAGGGAATTAAATAAATTGAGTATGGGCATGATTAGGGACTTTCCACCCATGAAGATAAAGCGGAAAGGATAACGTTATGACGCCTGGGAATAGACCAGGATGCATACGCTCTTAGCTCAATTGGATAGAGCTTTGCGCTACGGACGCAACGGTTAGGGGTTCGAGTCCCTTAGAGCGTGCCAAGCCTTCTTACAGAGATAACCATCACGTTGGCACTGCTGAAGAATAAAACCAGGAGATTTTGGCGCTCCTGTTTGGATGTTGAAACTTCCTATTGTTAATCTGTTTGAGACTCAAAACAGAGCGTTTACTCTGGTAATCGTTGGAAAACCTATGAGGTAGTATAACTGACTCAGTGTTATATGACTGCAGGGAATAGTTCTGCACTATCGATGTGTAGTTCAGTTGGTTTAGAGCACCTGTCTGATACACAGGAAGTCGGTGGTTCGAACCCACCCACATCGACCAAAAATTTAATATCTGGGTGTGGCGCAGTTGGTAGCGCGCTTGAATGGGGTTCAAGAGGTCGGGAGTTCAAGTCTCTTCACTCAGACCATAAAAATATTATACTTTATTAAATTTGTTTTTAAATTATATGCTAAATTAATAGTACCCTGATTAAAAATTAAATAATTTATTGTATAATATAATATCTGGAGGGGTACTCAAGTTGGTGAAGAGGACGCACTGCTAACGCGTTAGGGCGGTGATGAGCCGTCGCGAGAGTTCGAGTCTCTCCCCCTCCGCCAATTACTATATATTAAAATTTATTTTGGGGCTATTAATGTATACTATAATTTATAAAGGTAAGTCAATCTCTTACAACGAAAATAATATTCATATAAAAAATTCATATAAAGTTAAAAATAGCGCCGAAATGGAAGAAGCTTTAAGATATGTTGTAGCCAGAGCTGCTAAACGCGGAATTACCTATAAACGCAGTATGGCTAGTTGGATTAGAGAATGGAAAACACATAATTTTTTATGTGGTATGAAATACAAAGTAGCTCAAACTTCTTCAGTAGACCTTAATGAGAATGAGAGTTTATTTAGACGTTTAAGTTATTTTATATTAGCTCTATTTTATAGAGGCTAAACCTTACGGGCCCATATATCAGCTGGCTAGATGGTTTCCCTTGCAAGGAAAAGGTCGTCGGTTCGAATCCGACTGGGTCCACCACTAGTAGATAAGTAACAAATATCAGCACTACAACAAGCCTACGTAGGTTAGTATAGCGTATTAATCTATGTATGAAATTAAATGCTAGATGTGTAGCGAGTGCAAGACTTTATTGTACGTTTTATGGGGGTGTGGTGAAATTGGCAGACACGCCAGACTTAGGATCTGGTGCGTAAGCGTGCAGGTTCAACTCCTGTCACCCCCACCAAAATAATATGGTCCTTTAGTATATCGGTTAGTATAGCGGACTGTCACTTCGCAGAGAGGAGTTCAACTCTCCTAAGGACCGCCAATAAACACAATATAACGAAGAATATTGAGGTTAATGTATTCTAAGGTAACTGATAGGGGTAACCCACCAAAGAGCTAATAGGATTTTTCTAATGCTGAAGTTACATAGGTATTAGACTTTGTTGACCTAACTCTACCTAAGGTCATTAGTATTGTGTTATATTTTGGGGAGTCGCCAAGCGGTAAGGCCCTGGATTCTGACTCCAGTACTCGTAGGTTCGAATCCTGCTTCCCCAGCCATAGTATGAGGTTTCGTGGGAAGTGCCCCGAGTAAAACTAGCAACAAATTACCTCACTTTATGCCCAGTTGGAGAAGAGGCTTAACTCACCACCCTTTCACGGTGGCATTCGCGTGTTCGAATCACGTACTGGGTACCAGGAAGTTGTTGGTTGTATAATACTTTAAACCTTCACGGCTTGACCTACGCCGTACAGTAAGTAGGTTATAAACAGATTGGTAGGTAGCCTAGCGGATAGGCAGCAGACTGTTAATCTGCCTTAGGTGGGTTCAACTCCCTCCCTACCAGCCACTAAATTAAAACTTATATCTCTAAGACAATAAAATATTTTATATAAAGGAGATTGTGTATTATGTTAAAACACAAATATCTATTCTTAGAGATCAGTGCAAATGATGATCAAGTATTGTCAAAAAGAATCCTTAAATCAAGAGAATCAGGTATGAGATTAATGGAAAAAGAACTAACTAGTCTTGATGCTGAAGTAAGAGAGTTGATTTATAGAGATGCTAGAAAACACTTGCAAGAATTTATTTGCACTAATGGATTAGTATTCATTATAAATAGGATCTAATCCAATCTCTATATTATCAGTTAGTGTACGGAGCACTCCAATGGCAGAGTAAGTTCAATTCTTACAATGATAACCAAGCGCTTATTTGAGATAGTCACTAGGACAATAAGAACTGTTGCATAAAGACTATTATGGTGAACAGTGGTGTAAGCTAAGACAGAGACTTACATAGGTGAGTACCAGATAATCAAATCTCACCTTACCTGGCCTCATGGTCAAGCGGTTAAGACGCCGCCCTCTCACGGCGGAATCAGGAGTTCGATTCTCCTTGGGGCTACCATAAAAACAGTAAATAATTTAAATATATAAATTAGAGCCTGAACTTATTTCTGAGGATAAAAATAAATATGGATTTAACTTAGTCAGGCCATTATAAAAATAACTTAGAGCTCATACTTATTTCTATTGAAGATACATATACTCCTGGACGTATGTGCCAGGCACTAAAGATTAGTTGAGCCTGTTATTTTTAATTCAATATTGCAGAGTAGAGAAGTGGTCATCTCGCCGTCCTCATAAGTCGGAAATCATTGGTTCGAATCCAATCTTTGCACCCATTATGCTTCAGTAGCTCAACTGGCAGAGCAGCTGACTTCGTCGATTAGTTTAATTGGGAAAACAACCGAATCCCAGGTAAAAGACAACCTTTGATAACAATTACGATCAAATTGTTTAGGTTAAGATAAACAAGTTCAAATCTTGTATCGGCGTCCAGTAATCAGCAGGTTGATGGTTCAATTCCGTTCTGAAGCTCCACTAAAAAGAAAGTTATTCATTTTTTGGGTAGCTTTCTTTTTTTATTATTTTTATTGTATTATATAATAATAAATTTTAGGAGTATTAAATGAAAAATTATAACAGTTTTATTATATTTTCAATAGTTTGCAGATTGTTAGCTATTATAGGCGTTCTTGCTTTTGTAGCTTTTATGGTAGTTTCTACAAGTAATCTTAAATGCTTGTGGTTATTATTTTTACTTTTTGCTGTTGAGTGGGTACCTGTTTATGAAGTCAAATCAAAAAACTCTGAAGATAATTCAGAAAATAAAGGAGTTATTATAAATGATTAATGTTAAAAGATTAAGATGTTTTATTGGCTGGTTAGCAATGTTGCTTCCTTGGATTGTGGTTATCTTATCACTAGCTTTTGGTTATAGTTTTCCTGAATCTATTTCAGCTACCTATTACCGTGATGAGTGTATTGTGCCATTTATGATTATTTTGGGATCGGCTTCAATTTTACTTATGTATTATGATGGCTATGATAAAACTGATGATATCTTGAATACTGCTGCTGGTGTCTTAGGTTTATGTATTTGTTTTTTCCCATGTGATGCTGGTGGTACTTTTAGACTCAGTACAGAACTTAATAGCACTTTACATATGATTTCTGCAGTATTATTTTTTATTATATTATCTTATATATCCATTTTCCAATTTACAAAAACATCTGGAAATATGACAAAACAGAAAAAGACACGTAATATTATCTACAGAGTCTGCGGTTGTGGTATGGTAGCATCATTTTTAATTTTATTAATTCCAGGATTTTCGATTAAAATCTGGTTAACAGAAGCTATCGCTTTACTTTTCTTCGGAATATCGTGGTTAACTAAGTCTGATGTTTATAAGTGGTTAGCAGCTGACTCGAAGGAGTAATACATATGATTAAAGTTATTAAACATGGACAAACAGAATTCACTCATACTTGTAGTCGCTGCGGCTGTGAGTTTACATATGAATATGAAGATATAAAGCAAGATAGCTTTAATTTAACGGCGTCTTCTGCTAGATTTGTAATATGCCCTGACTGTGGAAATCAGTGCTATATAAACATTGGTAATATTGGTTGGCCTTGGCCTAATAGCTCACCAATTCCTTGTAATACTCCCTCTGACACAGCGCTAAACCCTTGTAGTGATTGTGATTGGTGGAAGAGAATGACAACCGATGGAATTAACTGGTATGTTGGCGATACTCCCTGCACCTGGTGTGCTAAAAATCCTATGAAAGTGACTTGTGATACTACCACTACGGCCACAATTAGTATTAATGATAACAGCAGCACTATTGGTACTCTACAACTTACACCTGAGGATTTAAAAAAGTATAATATGAATATCTACGGATACCGACCAACTTCTGGTGAAGAGTGTCCGCCACCACCTCCTAAGTCTGGTTCTAATGTTGTAAAGAGCGGCTGTAATTCATGTCATAAAGAAACAAAGCGTGGTGGTAATAAAAACTGTAATTGTACAGAATAAAACTCAATCTGAGCCAAATTTGGGCTTCTAATGACGTTTAAATTTGTAACAAAAATTATATAATATTTGTTACAAAAATAGGAGATTCTATGAAAGAAACTAGACCACCTTTTAGCTGGAAAGTATTATTATTTGATATAAACAGTAAAAAATTAGAAGAATATGATGTTTTAAAATATCGTGAGAAGCTAGTTAAAGAGCTAAAAAAGAAATATAATACTAAAGAAGAATTTGCGGATAAATTAAATAGAGACTTAATGTATCAGTACTGGTCTAAGTGCCAATACGAAATGATTCTTTATATAGAAAATGGAAGAGTTTTTGCAAAGCCTTGGGTAGGGGTTAGAGACCTAGAGAATTATGCAGTGGATATTACAGATAGAACTGACTTGAATTGGCCAGCTTTTGCAGAAAAAATGATAAAAGAATATGGCTGGCGAGATGGTACTGTTAAAATAGATGTTTATGACCAGCTTAAGTTTAATTTTGATGAGCTAGTAGATTTTTGTTGGAATTATAGACACAAGTATCAAAGAACTAAAAAATAATTAATTAAAAGAGCTGGTAAATTTTATCAGTTCTTTTATTTTGTCTAGCTTTGTACTGTATAATATTATATAATTTGGAGGACCTAAGCTACGAGTAAAATAAAACGGCATGTAGTTCAAGCAGCTGTGAATAAGCTTGACGCAAAACTTCAAGAAGAAATAACCTGCGAGCACTGTGAAAAATGGCGAACGTTGGGATAGTGAGGATAAATGATTATGGCAAAAATTTATAGAACAATTAATAAAGAAACTTTTGTACCTGAGAAAAACTATTTTAAGGTAGAAAAGGTAGAAGTGTGCAGAGATGAAACACCTGAAGAAGTTTTATATGAAAAGAAATCTAATACATACGCTTCATCCGCGTGGTTAATCGGATGCGTCGGTGGAGCAATAATTTTTGTGGCTTCGATAATTTTAGGAAGTTTTGGCTTGTTATTACCGTGTTTTGGATTAGTACTGCTACTCATTCCGCTGTTTATAATAGTTAAAAAATTATTTGACACCTCTGATAGTTATGAAGAAAAGCTTAATAAATTTTATAATGAATTTGGGGCAAAGCTTTGGGATGAGGCTACGGCTGAGCTTTATGAATATAATAAACAGCAGTATAAAATAGCCGAAGAATGGCGAGCACAACATCCATTTGAAGAGAAAATTAGAGCAGTACTCGCTGACCCGAAATCAAGTGTGGATGTTGCAGAAATGGCATATTTCTTTGCTGAAAAATATTTAAAAGAAAAAGTAGGAGATTAATTATGGCAAGTGTAATAGATAAGTATTCAATAGATCCAGAAACCGGGGTGATGAAAGATTTTATAATTGAAGACGTTAACGAAATTCCTGGAGCACTTGAAACTATTTGTAATATGTATCCGTATACTTATGAAGGTAAAAAGCCAGAAGGTTTTGTTTTTGATGAAGATAAATCCGTAAAATGGAACAGAGAACAAGTAGAAATTTATAATAAAAAGCTCGACGAAGACCGTGAAAAACACAGAAAGCTTAGATATATTAGCAAAGTAAATTTAGACAAAGCCGTTATAGATTACATTCTTAAATATGAAACTTCTACAAAAATGTCAAGGGCTATAGCTAACGGATTACTAGCTAAGATTAAGCTAGAACACGATGACTGTTGGTGGCACTGGATTAGTTCTTATGTAGAATTTGCAGACTTTATTATTGATACTTTAAAGGAGGAAGATAAAAATGCTTAATACTTGCGATATCTGTGGAAAAACTGCAGAGTGCGAAAGTGTTTGTAGTTGTTTTGGCGCATTTTCATACGCGATTTGTGAAGAGTGTCTTACGGCGGGTAAAGAACCCTACAGCAGTATAGTAAGTTATATTGCAAACGCAGGACACTTCCCAAAAGATATTAGTTCTGAATATAGAGCTATAGTAAGAGAACAACTTAAACTACACAATAAGACTGAAGAAGAATTTATAACAGATGTAGAAAATTGTATTAATAATATGTATGCTTTTTTCTACTAAATATTGTATTATATAATATAAAAATAATTATTGAGGTTAAATAATATGAGTTATTATGCTATTGTAACTGCTTTAAAAAACGTGCGTAAGCACCCTAATGCAGACAGACTTCAACTTGCCTCAGTATTTGGTAATACTATTTGTGTTGACTTAACTTATACTGATGGCCAACTTGGTGTATATTTTCCAACAGGTGGACAGCTTTCAGTAGCTTTTGCTGAGGCAAATAACTTGCTTCGTAAAAAAGATGCCGAAGGAAATAATATCGGTGGATATATGGACCCAGATAAAAGAAATGTAGCGGCTATTAAACTAAGAGGTGAGAAGTCTGATGGGCTTTTCCTTCCTTTGAATAGTCTCGAAACTTTTGGTGATATTTCTACTTTGAAGGCTGGCGACCGAATCGACGTGTTTAATGGTACAGAGATTTGCACCAAGTACATACCTAAAATTAATATTAGACGTGGCAGTTTTTCTGAAGGAAATCGTACTAGAAAAACTAAGGCGCCTATTGCTCCTTTATTTGCAGAACACGCAGACACTGAACAGCTTGCCTATAACTTGGGTATGTTTAAGGTCGGTGATGAATTAGAGTTTACTCTAAAAATGCACGGGACTTCTCAACGTACCGGTCATCTTAAAGTTTTGACTGGTTATAAGAGAACTTTTTTTGATAAGCTTTTTAAAAGACCTGGCACACCTATTTATGATTGGGGCTATGTTTCTGGTACCCGTCGTGTAGTTCTTGATACTTTTGATGGTGGTTTCTACGGCTCAAATGAATTCAGAGAACAACATCATAATGCTTTTGTTGGAAAGCTTTGGAAGGGTGAAACTGTTTATTACGAAGTAGTTGGTTTTACTCATACTGGTGCGCCTATTATGGGTAATGGTAATAACGAAAAACTTGGTAAAGACTTTGTAAAGCAGTATGGTAAAGAAACTGTATTTAGCTACGGCTGTAATCCAACTGGTGAGTGCATTATGTGTGGTGAAGATGAACTTAGCGCTTTTAAAGTTCCAGTTGATGTTCCAATATCAGATACTTATGTTTACCGTATGACAATGACTAATGAAGATGGTGAAATTGTTGAGTATACGCCAGACTTTATAAGGTATCGTTGTGAACAAATGGGCGTTAAATGTGTTCCTGTTTTCGGTAAAGCTACAATTAGTGAAGATAGACTACATTTTGTAACACAAGACGGTTATGACCATGACTATTTAATTGGTGACGGTACTATTGGTGATATGGTAGTAAAGTGTGCTGAAGACTTTTATGCTGGACCTGACCCTGTGGGTAAGACACACACTAGAGAAGGTGTTGTTGTTCGTATTACTAATAGACCTAAATTCGCAGCAGTAAAACATAAAAACTTTGAATTTAAGGTCTTAGAAGGTATCATTTCTGAAAAGCTTACAGAATCAACCACAGAAATAGCAGAAGATGTTCTTGCGGAAATGTAATAAGAGGTTTATATGAGCAAAAATACTAATAGTACAAATGGTGGAATTGGAGTAAGTATGGTGTTATTTTTAATTTTTTTAGTTTTGAAACTTGTTGGGGTTATTAATTGGTCATGGTGGTGGGTGACTTCTCCACTTTGGATTACTACTAGTATCATAAGTTTAGTAATCGTAGTAGCATATATTTATTGTTGTATTGATGATGCTAAAGAAAGGCGCAGAATCAACAAATCAAGACGAGGTAATAAGAATGAAAAAGACTAAAGATTCACTTGGCGATCGCATGAAGGAGTTTTATGAGAATCGTTCTAAGATGTACCTCACAAGACGAACTCCTGTAATTATTCGTTTAGATGGTAAGGCTTTTCACAGCTTTACAAAAGGTTTTAAGAGACCTTACGATGAAATCTTCCATGAAGCAATGAATAACACAATGAAGTATCTTTGTGCTAATATTCAGGGTTGTAAACTTGGTTATACGCAGTCTGACGAGATTACACTTCTCTTGACTGACTATACTACTCTTACAACTGATGCTTGGTTTGGTTATGGCGTTCAGAAAATGTGCTCTATTGCAGCTTCGATGGCGACTTTAATGTTTAATAAGTATTTTAGAACTGCCGTTAATCGCCACTTTGAGGGCGCTATTGGCATGGATGACTACCACAAGACCATGTGCCTAGCTCGTGATAAAGGCGCAATGTTTGATGCCCGTTGTTTTAATATTCCAAAAGAAGAAGTAACTAACTGCTTTATTTGGAGGCAGCAAGACGCAACTCGAAATGCTATTCAAATGTTAGGTCAAACTCATTTTTCTCATAGAGAATTACAAGGTAAAAGTTGCAATGATATTCAAGACATGTTGATGTTGCAAAAAGGTATTAATTTTAACGATATGCCTATTGAATTCAAGCGTGGTGTTTGTTGCATTAAAAAAGAAGTTGAATGCACTGATAGACTTATAGGTTATAAGCATGATTGGGTAATAGATACAGAGATTCCAATTTTTACTCAGGATAGAAATTATATTGAACAATATTTACTAGAAAAAGAAATCTAAAATTAAGAGGTGTTTAAAAATGTTTATTATTAGTGGTGGAAGAGGAACTGGTAAAACTAAACTTTTACTTCAACATGCAGCTGATAAAGGCGCTACTATTGCGTGTTCAAATCCTATAGAAATGAGAGAACGTGCTCATAGCTACGGAATTGTTGGACTTAATATTATTTCTTATGAAGATGTTGCTATTTTTAAAACGGCTTATCCTGATAAGGTAGACTCTTTGTATATTCATGATATAAATAAATTTCTTGAAACTAATTTTTCGTGGATATCTGGCTACTCACTAAGCTTTAGTTGAGGTTAATTTAATGGTATATATTACAGGAGATATTCACGGTAATCCATCAGAAATTATTTACATGGCTCAGCGCTGGGGAATAACTAAAGATGATATTATAGTGCTTCTTGGTGACGTTGGAGCGAACTATTATCTTAATAAAAAAGATAATAGAACAAAAGAAGCTTTAAGTAAATATATTGATGCTACCATTCTTTGTATCCATGGTAATCACGAAGCGCGTCCTGCGATGATTGGGGGATATGAGCTTATGGATTGGAATGGTGGACAAGTATATGTTCAACCAGAGTATCCCAACCTGCTCTTCGCTCATGATGGATCCATCTTTAATTTAGAGGGCTTGAGTTGTCTAGTGCTTGGCGGAGCGTACAGTGTAGATAAGTATTATCGTCTTAAAGAAGGCTATGCCTGGTTTTTTGATGAACAACCATGTAAAGGTATTAAACTTTACGCAGAGCGCCAAATTGCGGAAGCGGGCAATAAAGTAGATGTTGTATTTTCACACACCTGTCCATTTAAATATGAGCCTATTGAGGTATTTTTACCAGGCATTGATCAATCTACTGTTGATGACAGCACTGAAAAATGGCTTGATGAAATCGAAAATAAACTTGATTATAAAGCCTGGTACTGTGGACATTGGCATATAAACAAACGTATAGATAAAATGCACTTTTTATTTAATACGGTTGAAATATTAGATGATATTAAAGATAAAGGAAATTAATAAAATGAAAAATTATGAAACAAAAGTTTATGACTACATTGATAAAAACACAGGTATACATATTGTAAAAGCTATTACTAGATACGCGGATGACCCTATTTATGCTATTGCAAAGTGTGATCCAAATGATAAATTCGACCTTGAATTAGGTAAAACTATTGCACTTAAACGTCTTAATATTAAGATTGCTAAAAAACGTCAAGCCAGTATACGCGCTTGGGCAAAATCTTGCAAGAATCATTTAGACTATCTTGAAAGCGAAAAGCGTCGTGTTAAGAAAGCTTTAGAATATGCGGAGTGTGCTGCTTTAGACCGTAAGGTAGAAATTAAAAATATTGAGACTGAACTCGCGAAATTAACTAAATAAATTAAAAATAGATTATAAATTAAAAGCTGTATATTATTTATAGATAAGCATACAGCTTTTAATTTATATTTTTATTAAATCTATTATTTGCTAAATTATTTGATATAAAAAGTTATAGGAGGTGCGGCTTTGATTACTAAGGCAATTATAAAATCAATAAATGCTACTGGTACTCGTTGTACCGTAGAAATACCTTTATTTAAGTCCGCTTCTATGACAAAACCAGTAGAAGCTACTGCTTTGATAAATATTACACCTGGTATATTTAACAATTTAAAAGTTAATGATGTCGTATTTATTGGTTTTGAAGAAAATGCGATGGAAAAGCCTATTATTTTAGGTAAGCTTTTTACTGGAGCCTCTGAGGGAAATATACGTGGTGGAGGCGGCATATTTAATAATTTGACAGTAAATAGTACCGCAAATTTACCTGCATCAACAACCTTTACGTTTCCACAAACACCGCAAAATGAATATAAAGATTTTACATCTTTAAAAAGTATTGCAGATTACATAAAGTGGTTAGAACGTTATGCTAAAGCAAATGTTGATCATATAAGCTCCGACTTTAAGTGTTTTAAAAATTGGACTCAGTGGCAGCTAAAGCCAGAAAACGTTGAAATCGACGATGGAGATTTAGACGATAATAACTCTTGGCTACATGATGAAGAATATTGTCCCTTTATGTATCAAGAAGAAAACGACTTTTGTATCATTTGCGGCGAGAATTGTTCTAAAAAGAATAATATTAGACAGTATCTTGACCCACCTGCAGATAAGAAGTATCCAAATATATAAAATAGGAGTATAGTTTATGAGATCTTACAAGTTTCCAAAAATGTTTAGGTCAAATAGTTCTCAAATTTGGCGTGCAGACGAGTACGGAAAGGCTACTAAACAGAACGTGTTATTACTGCTTCAATCTGAGCGCGGAGAACTTGAGTGTGATCCGTATTTTGGTATTTTATTAAAACACTATATGTTTAACCAAAATAGCTATGTATTAAAAGATATGTTAATTGATACACTTTATACTCAGATTGCAATATTTTTGCCTCAAATTAAAATAACTAGAAATTCAGTAGACATTATTACTGACGTACAAAAAGGTAAATTATACTGTAAATTTTCTGGCATTAACCAGATTGATTATACACACAATACTTTTAATTTATTACTATTTGATGAAGCACGTCAAATATCGTAAAACAGGAGAGTAGAAAATGCTTACTAAAAATGAAATTTCAACATTAAGTTTATCACCAACCAAAAAAGATTTCGTTCAAATTTGGAACGAACTTTTAGACGTTGCTGGCAAGTTATCAGAGCGCTGGGATCCTACATCTACTAACGAGAGTGACCCAGGTATTGTTATACTAAAAGCTTTGACTGGTATTGCTGATAAGTTAAATTATAATATTGACAAAAATACTCTAGAGGCTTTTATGCCAACAGCAGCACAAGAAGATTCTATGCGTAAACTTTGTGATATGCTTGGTTATAGCATGAAGTACTATCGTTCAGCAGAAACTAGTGTTACTGTTAAGTATTATAACTCTGATCCTTCTGATGAGGAAGTACACGTTGTATCGAATTCCACTGGTCTAGAAATACCGAAATTTACTGTTATTACTAACGCTGATAAGGATATTAGTTATTTTACCACTAATCAGATTCCTTTATATATTTCAAGTAAAGCGCCATCTGTAACAGTTAGCTGTATGGAAGGCCAAATTGTTAAATGCGAGAGCACTGTTAATAATAATGTAATTACTCTTGCTCAATTATCCGAAGGAAATAAGTTCTATTTACCTGAAACACAAATCGCTGAAAACGGTATTTTTATTTATAATGTTTCCAATGATGAGGTTACTGGTCAAATTGTTGATGGTACGCCTTGGGAAAAAGTTGATAATTTAAACGTACAAGCAAGTAATACGAGGGTCTTTAAGTTTGGTTATAACTCATATGAAGGGCGTCCTTACGTAGAGTTTCCAACAGACTGTAGTGAATTGATTAATGATGGTTTATTTATTTATTATGCTAGAACTAGTGGCGCAAATGGTAATGTATCAGTAAACACCCTTACCCAAATTGAGCTTCCTACAGGAGGTAACTGGTCAAAAGTAGCTGCAGAAAGCTTTAGTGCAACAAATATGTTCGCAGCTACCTCTGGTGTAAACTTAGAAACTATTGGTCAAGCGTATAATAATTTTAAAAAGACTATCGGTACTTTTGAAACTCTTGTTACTTGTAGAGACTATATGAATAAGATTTACAGTCTTAGTACTGATGTTGGCAAGCCTTATGTTTCTAACGTATTAGTTACTGATATTAGAAATGACCTTAATAGAGCTATTACTATTTGTAGTTGTGATGATGCTGGTATTTATTATAAGGAAATGCCGCTAACTAGTACAGTGACTAAGGAGTTTACTACTAAAAACGGAGATATTGTTAATATAGATATTGAGGAGCCAAAGATTAACCACTTTGACCTTGTGATCTATCCATTTAAGTCATACACCCAGATTCGCAGTCTTTCTACTCCAGTTCAGTCTACATATGATGCATCATTTACGTATAACCCACAAACTTTTAACAATATTGAAGTGGAACTAGAAAATACAGGCTTAAAAACTATCGCTCACAATTTCGTAAAACCGAAAGAGGGCGACATCCTAAGCATTAATAATTATTTAAGATTAAATGCTATAGTTGGCACTAATAATAAAGTTTCTGTAGAAGAAGCTCAATTAATAAAAGAAAAAATTAAAATTGCGTTAGCAAATGCTTTTAATATGCGTGAACTAGATTTTGGTGAAGAGATTCCATTTGAAAGCATCGTTGATGTCATAGAGCACGCAGACTCTAAAATTAAAGTAGTTTCTTTAAATGAGCCTGACCTATATACCACTTTTACGGTAATAGATAAGGTAATAACTGCAGACACTGTAGAAATTAAAGAGTATGCAGTAGCCTCTGATAATTGGTTAACGCTTGAGCAGGCGACGGCTTCTAAACGTTTTGAGACAGACACGCCTTCTACTGGCACTTTTGATACTAAAAAAGCTAGGGAGCTTTATAATAAGCTAGTTGTTCGTAATATCTTAGCAGGTAGGGTGCCTTTGTTTAAGTATAATACCACATTTACCTCTGATTTTAGCGAAAAACCATATCAAGTTACTAAGCCAATCAATCCTAGCAGCCTTCCTGAGGCTTGTCTAGCGTACTTTAATAGTGATATTAACAAAGATGCTCCTTATTTGCTTTGGTGTGACAAAGATACAAATGATACTTATGCTCGTAACGGCGCTCGTGGTGAGCCAACCAACCTTGATGAGATAGAAGCAAATCCTGACGCGACACGTATTTATAACTATACCTGTACAAAAACAGAGTCTCCTAAAGAAGTTATCGAAAATGGAGATGGTAGTACAGTTGTTACTCCTAAATATCCGAATAATATTATTACTTCAGAAGCTAATAGTAAAATCACTAAGATTAAATCTGAATGCTTAATAACTTCTACTGATAGTAATGATGACCATATAAAGGACGTCACCCTAAATGCTGGGGAGCAAATAAAATTTAGAGCTAAAAACTTTAGAACTACCGAAACCTATCCCGCTTATGTGAATTATCATTTACATCTTGATAGAACTAACACTCAAGAAGCTTCACCGGCTGTCGCTGATACATTATTTAATTTAATAGTTGGTCAAAGTCTTTGGGACGATTTATTTAACTACACACGCACGAATGGTGATAAAGGGGTTGTTACGACATTTTTAAAACAAGATGTCAAGAATGGTAATGTTAGCAGTGCTGCACCTACTATAGATAAGCAGCCTATTAATACAATTTTATATCAAAGCAGTTGTATTAAATTTTATTACGCTGATCCTACACTCATTAATGCCCCTAACGGTGTCGTTGGGGATATTGATGACGATACAATAATAGGGTTTGGTCTTAATCCAGACATAGACACTAAGACTGTTTTAGTTTACAGCGCTGAACAGCTTAATAACATTTTAGAATATATAAACAGTGAAATTATTGGCGCTAATACTACTTCAAACTGGGAAATTTCATATAAAATTGAATATGTTCCATTTACAAGTACTAATTTAGACTTCTGGAAAGAGTTTGTTAATGAACATATTAAATTTAATGGCAATGCTCCTGCCTCAGAGGGAGGTAATAATTTATGGCGAAAATACACAGGTAGTTCATATCCAACAGGTAAATATATTTTAGGCGGTTTAATAGATAACGGTTACAAGCTACTTTCTTTCTCAACTGAATACTTTGGAATACTTGATACGTATATTGATGCAAATAATACGTTAAATAACAGGTTACAAGGGATTTATATTGCAGAAACGTTAGGTAACGACGCTGTTGCCGCTGAAATTGCTAATGATACTGAGTATAAATTGAGAGACGGTGAATATTTATGCATTAAATATACACCTTCATCAACATCAGAAGATGGCACTACTGACGAAAACCAAGCCCCTATTACAAAAGTAATCCAAAATACTATTATACGACCTAATGGTTTTACGAGTGGCTTAAAAGATTCAACGGCATTTCAAAATGAAGGGAACTCTCCTATAGGATCTGCCGATTTCGTTATCGATGGCAATAAACGTGACATAGAACTATTCAGTCTAGGTGTAAACGAGCAAATAGAGATTAGAGAACCTTCTAGCGTAGCATTAGGTAAAGATACTTTTGCTACAGATGATGCAGTTATATACGTTTATAAGAACTTTAATGATTGTCCCGCATTGGAAACTATCCAAGCTAAAGACGTAGCCAGTGGTCAACGTAGTAGTACGTATATTTTAAAAGAGGGTGAATACTTCTTTTATACAGATAAAAATAAGTCTGAACTTGCTTACTATTCAACGGGCACCGGTATTACTCTTGAAGGCAATGTAAAAATACCTACTTGTGATATTATTGATATTTCTACTATCTTAGACTCAGGTATTTCTGAGATACCATGGAAGGCTGTCAGCGTCTCTGGTATAAATGATAAAATTATTTTCCAAGAATATCAATATAAAACACTAGGTCAAAATGATAAGTTAAACACTTTAAGAACTGTGGGTAGAGTTCCAGGTAAGTTAGATGGCTCTTGGTGTAAATGTGCCGATGTGTCTTACACGATAGCTGGTGAAACTGAACCTGACAAACTTCCACTAATCGATATCGACGACAATGAGGGTAATGGATGGGAAGCTTGTAGTTTATTAGAAATAAATGTGTCTCCTTCTGTTGCTCAAACACTACGTAATACGGATAAGGTGAAAACAAGTATAGCTTTATATGATACCGATAATAAGAAAATAAAAGTTATTGAGGCAGAGCCTAGCTTCCCGCTTTCTTTTAAAGCCAACGTTACTGGCCAGTCTAGTACGGGTGAGCTGTCGTTATCTGATATTTATCTAAATACAGATGCCAAAAGTTTTACTTTTAAAGTTACTGCAGAAGAAACTCCTTCAGTAATACAAGTTCAGGAAAATTCTATAATACCGTTGAGGGCTAGCCTCTCAAGCGGTGATGTAAAAATAACTAAAAGTGCTAGTTCTTGGAGTCAGGTGTTATTAAGAGAAATCGGAAGTAAAACAGACGATCACGGAGATATTACTTACAATGCTTTAAAGTTGTCTACTACAATACTTCCAAATACTTATGGCATATTTAGTATCTATTTAAAACAAGATACGCAATACCATACAAGCCTTAGATTACTTCCTGGGTCTGCTAATGATATAATATCACTATTTAATTCAAGTAGAGCAACTTATTCAGAGGACACTGGATTAGAGCTAACCCCAGGATTAAACTGTATTCGCATTTCAGAATCTTGTGATATTTATATTACATCAAATGCTCCTAATGGTTTACTATGCTTTGATACTCTACGATTAGTCGATGTTTCTAAAATTAATGATAATCAAAAAACTACTCATGGATTAAACTTAGAGCAATTAGGCTACTTAGCTACTTCTGATACGACAACTTGGAACGAAATTGATTCTCGTGCTCGTAAAAATCTTAAGAAAGCTCTTACTGAAGAAGCGCTACAGAAAGTTGAAGCTAGAATACAAGAACTTAATAATAAAGTCTCAGTAGCAGAAGCTTCATTAGCTGCTGATAGACCAAAAGCAGAGATTATTAAAGAGTTCTTAAAACAGGCAATTAGTGAACTCGAGGCCTTAATTAAAACTGACGATGACGATACGTCTTTTAAAACTACTGATACTTTAACTACTTTAATTACGCAGTTTGAAGCCTTAACTGAATCGCTATCTGCTGAGAAAGAACTTCAAAAAGCTTTAGATGATAATAAAGCTATCGAAGATATTACAAAGAGTCTTGCAGACCTTTTAAATAATTTTGATGATATTAGTGCATTACAACAAAGTTTAATTGATGCGCTAGCTAATTTGTATAGCGATGTATCGACTAATATGGAAAATATTGAAGAGTTGAGTCAAGAAGATATTGTCGATGACTATAATATAGCTGTCAAGGCTACTGGGTCAAGCTACCTCTCAGACGACGGGCTTAAAAATGCTTTAAAAGTAGCAAGTTTGGCAAAAATTAATTCTGAATATGACAACAAGCTTGAGTATATTGTTTCTGAGTTAATCGCTAGCCAGGAAGAGGAATTGGCTAGAAAGATTTATACATTTAAATATAGTGATATTGAAGACTTAATAGATGAGCTGACCACAGCACTATTATCAGATGACGCTTCTAGTATTGAAAACCAAATTAGTGCTATATCTACGGCGGTCAAATCTGAAACTGATATTGACTATACGTCTGTAGCTGAGTTGTTACTAGACCTTCGTGCTGAAGTAAAAACTCTTAATATATCTGCTATATTAAGTAAAGTCAATGAAGCAGCAGAGAATAGCTTATATGCTGAGCTTCTTGACCATTTACAAGAGCTGGGTGGTGCGCTCGAGTTTAGTAATAACTCACTTATAAACAAAATTGACGAAGTACTTACGTTGGTATATAGCAAAACCGATAGTAACAAAGACGATGATATCGTAGATTGTGTCGAACAGATAGAGAGAGTTATTTGGGCGGCAGCAAAAGCAAATGCACAAATAATTACAACTGAGCTCACAAAAATTACTAACTTGGCTAGTAAAGATACTATTTTAGCATTATTACGTGATAGTACTATTCTTAACCGTAACATTTTAATAGAACAGCTTGAATTAGCTATCCAAAAAAGAACAGAGTATGAAGAGACTGTAGAAAGTTTTTCTAATAATACTTTAGCGAGTAGTGACCTTCCTTTTGGTAATGAAGCAATAGTGACAGTTTGGCCTGACTATATGAAAAAAGCTATTAAAGATGAAGTTGAACCTTTATATAGTGCTATTCGTGCAATTGTTAGAGATTTATCTATATCGGCAGCAGTTATTAATACTAATGTTTTAACAGACCGACCAGTTCTTCATAAACTCGCAAATATTAAATTATTTAAAAAGCTTTATAAACAAGCTAAAGATTTAGTATATAAAAGTAACCAAGTAAGCAATAAAAAAGCAATTGTTGAAACACTGAGTAATAGCGCACTAGCTATTCCTGAGGTTCAGACTAAATTAAATGCATTTACGGAAACCAATGCTGGTGCATTAGTCATTTATAACCTAGCTACTCAGCTAAAAAGTATTGATGAAAATGACGTATTAGCTCAACAGCAAATTTTAACGGATCTAAAAGAAGAGCTTACTAAATTAATTCAATTAGATGAAAATCTGTTGAAAATTACTGCTGAAATGCTAAGCCCAAGCATTTTACTTTTAAGAGGACTGCCTGAAGGTGATTTTTATAATGAGGTTAGAAACTTTATTAATAGTGAAGACGGCATAAAAGTGCAAGTATTAGACCGCGACCTTGATGCAGCTATTGATAATATTGTATTACAGTTAAGATATCTTGTTAATACCTTAACTGACTATGCTATTAGCTATAATGGTGCGCTACTTCCAAGTAGTTACATCGCTAATTTAAGCACCTATAAGGCTGCTAAGGATAAGGTACCAGTTGCTAAACCGACTGAGTGGGACATATTTAAGATTTTATTGGATGATAACTTAAAGGCTGCTTGGAGGGTTGTGACGGAAGCAGGCGGATTTTATTGGATAGATAGTGCTGGCAGAAGAATTGGTACAACGGATGACTTAGCTGATGATTATAGATATCGTTACTATAATAAGAACTGGTATGAATTGGTTGATAACCGAGCTGAGCCTGGCTCTAAAATTGAACAAATAGTTAGTATTAATACTAGTTATGAGGACGAACAGTTAACAGAAATTGTAACTGAACTTCTTGGTGAAGACGTAGATGATGATGGACAAATAGACAATGGTATAACAGCACTAGGCGCAGGTAATATTCCTGAATCATTTAAAGAAGTTTTTATTAGAGCTAAATTAGAAGAACAGCTCTTAGCTGAAATACGTAATATAGATAAAAATAATTTATTTTACTATAATACTCCAGTAGAAGCAGACGTAGCAATTGACTTTAATGAGGGTGATAGCAAATTAAATACTTTAATGTATCCAGCTACTAACTATGATATTAATAACGTAAATAATAGTTTTGTTATTTCTAAAATTGATATTAGTTACTTAGACAGTGGAATTCAGCTAGCACGCTCTTCGCGTTTATAATGGAGGATTATTATGATTAGATTTAAGGATCAAGTCCCTACGATATACACAAGAGCATCACGAGACTTTCAGTATTTAGGTTGGTTGATAGACGTTGTGCTTAACTCAGTTAAGCACAACGTAGATAGTCTATATGATTTACCAAACAGTCAGGTAGACACCAGACTTACTGAACTACTTGCAATGACCTTAGGTTTTAAAGTAAAACGTAATTATAATCAAAAACAGTTAGCCGCCCTTGTAGCTGCGCTACCAAAAATACTAAAATATAAAGGTACTAAAACAGCTATCTCGTATGCAGGAAACGCTTTAATTGCAGCCTCTGGAGCCGTTGGTAGCTTCCAAAGTAAAATCGTAGACGGCGAATTACAAGTAACATTACCAGAAGACCTTGTAGATATTGCACTATTTAATGATTTATTGCCTTATATACTTCCTGCTGGAATGAGTAGCCGTGTTATACGTAATAATGACGTTGTAAAAGGTATTACTACGCAATTAGCTTATCGTGATAATGCTACAGCTACCATGGTTAATGACCTTACATTTGTCGAAGAAACTCAACAAACTACTGGTTTATCTACTATGTTTGACGTAGACACTGCTTCAGCTAAAAACTTTACTTTTGCTAACTTTGTTGAAGAAGATTTTGATGTAGAGGTAAATACTGGCTTGCTTGACAATAGTATTATTGCAGCTGTGGTAGAACCTTTAATGAATCCATTTCCTACAAACAGTACACCTCCTGACGAGGTTGATGCTGAGACACTAGAAACCCCAGATTAATTTTTGGTTAAATATATACTCCTTAATATGTTATATATTAAGGAGTATATGTAAATTAACCACAAGGAGAATTTATTTATATGAAAAATATTGCAAGAAATACACTTACCTATTCGGGTAAAGTAACCTTATCACAATGGGTTGGTTCAAAAAAAATTGTAGTAGGACAAACTCACAATAGTGGAGGCAAACTTTTGTTTGACTTTTTAGCGAGCTGCTTTATAGGTGATTTTGGCGGTGCATACTCAAAATTACCTCGTCAAATAGGTATCTATACAGAAAAAAATGGGTTAATTTCAAGCGGTCATAAGTTTCCGTTAATTGCAGCAGCGAAGCAGGTAGAAAGTACTGCAAAGAATAGTACTGTGCGATATAGTTTTAGTATTCCATTTGAGGTAATTAGCTCAATAAGCTCTTTTGAAAACGTATATATTGGGCTATATCCAGAGAATCCTATTAACCCTGATGCTGCTTATGCAGATTATTTAGCCAACTTCTCATTGAGGGACCTAAAAAAAAGTTCATTCTTTCTGAATTCAGCTCTTGTAGTAGATTGGGATTTACAAATAATTAATGGTGGTACCGCATATGATGAGTCCACATTAAGTGATTAATATTCAAGGAGATATTTAATTTATGTTTAATAAAATTAATAATGCTGCAACTTTAACCTTTTTGAAGAGTTCTTCTGTAAAAACTTTTCCTAGTGGACGTAGACGTAGTGAACTTATCTCAATAGACATAGACAAAGATAGGAATGGCACAGTAGACACAACAGAGAGTTATTATATTCCATTTGATCCTGAAGCTCGTTTAAATACTGAAGCCAATAGTAGAAAATACTCTAGCTTAAATGGCTATACTCAAACCTATTTAAAAGAATGGGATGAGGGGTCTGCTGCTGTAAATGGTAGAATTTTGCTTTCACTTGCAGGTTATCTTTTTGATATTGGGCTTAGTTCTCTAAAAACACCTGCGGCTTTCGGTGATGCAATAATTAGCGGTTTTAACACTAAATTACAAAGTATAATAAGCAGTGATACAGCCACTGACGCCGAGAAAACCGCAGCGCAAAGCTTATTAGATGAAATAGCTGACAAAACTAGTATTTATGCTAATATAATACTAGAAGATGTGAAATTGTACTCAAGTACTAGTAACTTACCTGATTATTATACCAGTATTTTAAGAGACCAGCCTAGTGCCGAAACAAAGCTTTCAAGCCCTTGTCTTGACTTACTGAATGTTGATCTTACCGATTCGCCTGGTCAAGACTATATAGCAGCTCTTAGCAACTATTACTTCTCTGGACTCTCTTTTTCTACTAGCCCGCTAACTACTAACGGTGATAACTATGAATGTAAAACAAGAGATCAATTCTCGCGTACTGTTCAACTTGAAAATGGAGATGGATCTACTACATCAGTAACTCAACATATAGTGTCTTTATGTATCTTAGAAAAAAGTGGTGCTAACTGGATTATTCACCAACCTGCTTATCTTCCTAGAATAGAACACGGCATAACAGAAGATTCTATTGTAATTTATGGTAATACCACACTAAAAGGGGCTGATAAAACGCTCAAAGTAGAAGGTTTCACAGACATAGATGGTGATACTACTATAAAGAGTAATCTTAAGGTAGAGGATAATATTAATGTTGGTACGCCTGTCACACCTGCTACTGCTGATAATGGCGGCTATATTGTAGCTAAAGAAGACATTACTGCAGAACACGATCTTATTGCGAAAAATAACCTTAAAGTGCATGAAGATGCGACTATTGAAACGAGCTTAGTAGTAGGTGAAAGAGCTGATAGTGACTCAACTGAGGCCGGTACTATTACAGCTAAAACACATATTGAAACACCTACGCTTAATGCGAGTACTGAAATTACTACTCCTGAAGCGGATATAACAACTGCTAATATTGACACGGCTAATATTACTGACACTGCTAATATTAATATTGCTGATATTACTACTGCCAGTATAGAGACTGCTACGGTAACTAATGAGCTAAAAGTTCAAAAAGTCGAAGCTGATGATACAGATGCAAAAATAACTGCAGATACCGCTGAAATTACAGGTAATCTTACAGTTAAAAAGACCCTTATTGCTACAGAGAACTTAGAGGCAGGTATTAATAACTTAGAGGTCAATAGAGCTAGTATTGATAATCTTACCGCAACATGCGCTGATGTAGAAGATATTTATCAAGGTAACTATAAAGTTCCAGTCATCGAGCTTATAGAATCTGATGCGTTCTGGCAATTAAAGATTTCTCGTATTGGAACAAAACCTCAAAATTAATAATTTGTTAATTTATTAAAGAGCTATATTTTATTCGCTAAATTAATTGATTAAATTATGTTATTTATTATTTAATTTAGTGAAGGAGTATTTGACATGCCAGGTTGGTTATTGACCATATTAAGCGCAGCAGGGTCTGTTGTGTTAACACTTACTGTGACCCTACTTTTTAATAAGTTAGTTGCATTGCCAAAAATTAGAAAAGAACAAAGAGAGGCTGAAGAAGCTAGAATTGCTGAAAGAGAGGCCGCTCAACAAGCAGAAATTAATAAGCTTAAGCAAGGAAACGAAGTAAGAGACGCAAAAATAGCCGCACTTCAAGCGGCCGTAGATGCTCTTCCTTCTTATCGTGCACAAAGTCTTCAGATTCAAACTCAGCTTCAAACAACTGACAGAGAAATCTTATCTGCTTGCGAAGCTATTCAACGTGGGGTTGCAGATAACCAACGTGTTTTAAATGAGCGTCTAGACCGTTTAGAAAGTCGTGAAAAGAACGCTATTAGACAGAAACTTTTAGATGAACACCGTCTTTTTACTAATAAAGAAAGAAATCCGATGAAAGCTTGGACAGAAATGGAACAACACGCCTTCTTTAAATTGGTAAGTGACTATGAAGATCTTGGTGGTAATGACTATGTTCACAGTCAAGTACTTCCAGATATGAATAAGCTAGAAGTAATTAAAATGGATGATTTTGAAAGACTTGCAGCACTTATGTCAAGTAGAAAAATATAATATTATAGAGACCTGTCGAAAGATAGGTCTTATTTTTTTTTATTAAATTTTAAAAATAGATATTGTATAATATAAAGTATAAAATACTAAATGATGAATAAACGATACCAAAGGAGTAAGACAATATTATGGCAAATAAACAATATACTTCCGATAATATTAAAGTTTTAAATGATATCGAACACATTCAGCTTCGTTCTGGAATGTATATCGGTGAGGCTAACGACCCAAGATCGCTTTTCTCTGAGATGTTTGATAATGCTATGGACGAAGTTTCTGCTGGCCATTCACCAGAGCTTATTGTTGAAGTAGATACTAAAGAAAATAGATACTGCGTAAGCGATTTCGGGAGAGGGATCCCGATTGGCAAGAAAAAGTTAGAAAATGGTGAGGAAAAAGAAGTAGTAGAAGTTCTTATGACTATTGCCAACTCTGGCGGTAAATTTGATAATAACTCTTATAACTATTCCGCCGGCCTCAATGGTGTAGGTATGACTGTTACTAATGCGCTTTCTGAAACTTTTGAAATTATTACTCGTCGTAATGGAAGATACGTGCATGCCATCACTCACGGCTCAGCGCAAGTTGAATTAAATAGGGGTAAATTTGACGGACCTTCTGGTACATCAGCGTCTTTTATACCAAATAAAAAATACTTCCATTCGGTAAAAATTCCACGTGAGTTTATCCTTAGTCGTTGTAGGATTGCTTCAGCCCTCGGATTTAGAGCTAAGTGTGCTATTGACGGCGAGGCACAGAATACAGATTGTACTATTTTTGACTTAATTAAAGAAGAAGATAATAAGGTCGCTACATACGTAGATATTCCTACTATTGAAGTTAAAAATGACGCAGGCGAGTCAATGAAAGTAGCCTTGCGTTATACTTCAGATACAAAAGATAGATATTTTGGTTATACCAATCTTCTTGCTAACTATCTTGGCGGTACTCACGTACAATGTCTATCTAAGACTGTTATTTCAGCATGGGAAACGCTTATAAACAAATATAAGAATTTACGTCCAGTAGTAGAATTAAAGCCTTCTGATTATCTTGTAGGTCTCAGGGGTGTATGTGCTGTATTTATTTCGCACCCAGAATTTTCATCCCAAACAAAAGAGAAACTAGTTGTAAATAAGGCCTATTTTGATAGCCTTATGGAAGCGTTTAGTAAGAGCTTAATAAAGTATTTAACTGATAATATTGATGTTGCACAACAGCTTATAAAGCGCTTTGAAGAGTATCGTATCGCACAGAATGCTCTGCTTTCTCGTAAAGAGATTTCTTCTTTAATCAAAATTAATGAAGACTCTGGTGATAATATTAGACGTCGCTCAGTTGTGTCTAAACTCGTAGAATGTACCTCAAGGAAGAGGGATGATACAGAGTTATTTATAGTTGAAGGTGATTCTGCTATGGGACCTTATTTATATGTAAGAGATAAAGCAACTCAAGCAGTGCTTCCTATCAGAGGTAAGATTCTTAATACTACATATAAAGACCTTAAAGAAGTTATTCAAAATAAAGAAATCTGTGATATTGCAAATAGTATTGGTTGTGGCATTGGCGCTCAATGCGATGCTTCAAAGTCTCGTTATGAACGAGTAATTATTTCAGCCGACGCCGACCCTGATGGACTTCAAATTAACTGTCTAGTACTTGCTGTATTTATTAATTTGTTCCCTGATATGGTTAAGCAAGGTAGAGTCTACGTTTCCCTTCCACCTTTGTATTGTTGGGGCAAGTCAGCTAAAGACTATGGCTGGTGCAACAAAGTAGAAGATATTCCTACTACTGCTAAAGACGTTCACCGCTTCAAAGGTCTTGGCGAAATGAACGATGACCAATTATATTATTTCTTAGTAGATAAAAATACTAGAAACGTACTTCAAATAGAGTATCCTTCAGATATCGACGAATTTAACAAAATTCTTGGTACGTCAGAAGGTAAAGGTAGTTTGCTTAAAGACCTTGGCATTATTTTAAGTAATGAAGCAAGAGCTTTTGAAAATCCTATTGCAGAAGTTAAGCCTGTTAAAGCAGTGGAAGAAGTTAAAACTGAAGTTAAAAAAGTTGCTGAAAAGAAGCCCGCTAAAACACAAGTTAAGGCCTCAGAAAAGACATCAACTAAAAAACCTGCCGCTAAAAAGAAGGCCGTAGAAGCTAAGCCTGTACAAGCAAATCTTTTTGCTGGGCTATTTGACTAAGGAGGTATATTAAATGAGTAAAGTTATTCCTGTAAAAGATGCTCTTGAACTTGCATCTGAAAATTATAAAGAATACAGTATCTACGTTGCAGCTGGTCGTGCGTATGGTTCAGTAATAGACGGCGCAAAAAGTGTACAAAAAAGAGTTATTTATTCTCTTTATAAAAAAGCCCCTAGATCAATTATTAAGGTAGCAGAAGCAGCTGGTTATTGTCTTGATATGCACCCGCACCCAACGGCTGTTCCTGAAGTAATCGTATCTCTTGGTGATACTAGTAATAAATTTAACTTTTTAGATAAGCAAGGAAACTTCGGTAATCGTCTTAAAAACATAGAAGCATCTGCACCCCGTTATATCGGTTGTAAGCTTTCTGACCTTGCTATCGACTTAACGTGTGATGGTGTTGAATATTGTCCTACTATGACCGGTGAATTAGATAAGCCGGAGCCTATTGCACTACCCACGCTTCTTCCACTTTGTTTCTTAAACTCAATGTCAGGTATTCCTGCTGGACTTCCTAAGCTTAATATTCCTAGTCTTGATATTGAAGGAATGTTTGATTACTACCTTGATATTCTTAAACATAAAGATTTAAACCATGTTCCCAAGAAACTTCCTATTCCTAACGTGGGTGTTCCTATTTTATCATCTAAAAAAGAATGGGAAGACGTTTTGAAAACAGGTAAAGGCACCGTAAGACTTGCGCCTGAGATGACCATTGATAAGAACGGCACTATCACCATCACTGCAATGCCTTCTTCAAAGTCTGCAGAACATGTAAGAAAAATCATTGAAAAAGAAATCTTACTTGATAAAGTAGATATGCGAGATGAGTCTACCTACGAGACCCGTATTGTTATTGAAAAAGTATTTAAGAAGCAATGCGATATGCAAGAAATTTTTGATAGACTTTATAAAAAACTTCAAACTTCTGAAACTTACAATCTTGCTTTCTTTGACCAAGACCATATTTACGTACCTTGCAGCTTTGATTTAGTAGTTAAATCTAATCTTAAATACTTGATTGAGACTCACACAAATAGATTAACCCACCAAATTCAAGATAATAAAGAAAAACTTGAAGTGCTTCAAATTATTGAAAAGCTTAAGAAAACTGATAACTGGAAAGCTATTTTTGATTTGACGTATGACGACGCCTGTGATTTCTTAGTAAAAACTTTCAAGTGCTCAAATGAAACGGCTCAGGCAGTATTACGTAAGCCTATTTCTTACTTAACAAAAGAACATCAACAAGAAATTACTGACCTACAAAATATTATCAGTGAGCTTGAAAATGACCAATCTGACATTTTTGAAATGCTTACTAAGAAATATAGGGCGCTTAAAACTAAAATGCTTAAAGTAATAGCTCCCAATACAACGAAATTTATTTAATCCTAATTGCTAAATTATATAGTAAATTAACATAGAGGTTAATATGATATTTAATTCAGATTTTTTAAAGCTCTATGAGGAGCTAAATAAATTAAATGAAAATGCTGAACCTTTTATTAAGGATGTTAACTCGCCTGAAGAACTTTTAGATTGGATGGAAGAAAATATTACATATGAGTTAGCAAATGATGAATACGGTGCTGAAGATGACCCACCTACTAAAACAGCTGAGGAAGTTTTAGCAACCGGTACTGGCCATTGTGCAGAACAATCTTACTTAGAGAAAAAAGTTCTAGATGAGCTAGGTTATGAGACTCAACTAATTTTCGTAAAAGAAAATAATTCTAAAGACGATTACGGTGCAGACGGAAGTGCACACGTTTTCCTTACTTACCAAGATGACGACGAAAAATACTTCTGGTTTGAGCATTCAATGGAACACGCTAAAGGTATTCATAAATTTAATTCTTTTGGTGAATTATTAAAAGACGTGGCTGCTAAATGGTGGCGCTACGATGAAAATTCTGATATACTAGAAGTAAGATTTTTAGATAAACCAATCACTGGAGTAAATAACTGGGAGCTCGCTCAAGCCTGTCATGAATATCCAGTAGACGAAGTATTAGATATTTCTAATAATGTCTTAGAGAAAGAGGTTCCAGAAGAAGGACTTACTGAAGAATTAACTCAAATTGAATATAGACCGCTTTCTGATATTGAACTTTTTAAAAAATATGCCGCAGAGATTTTAGGTGGCTATGGCGGATTATCCGATAGTGAACTTAAATTAAGTATTGAAGAAATCCACGTAGAAGGAAAACTTGTGGGTTATATTGGTTTATCCGAATATGAAGAGGACGGCGCCAAGTGTTTAGGAATTGGCAACTTTATGATTATCGAAAGAGGTAAAGGATTAGGCACCAAAGTTGTTCAAGATGTTGTAGAACGTAATAAATCTAAGTATGATCTAATTTATTGCTTTGTTGACGCTAAAAACGAAGGTGCTATTAGACTTTATAAAAAACTTGGAAAAGTCTATGATGAAGACGGCCCAAATGATAACGGAGAGTACTACGTAACATTTTATGATAACGGTAAATGGGAACTCGATAACTAAATAAAAATTTTAAAGACGATCATTAAATATGGTCGTCTTTTATTGTATTATATAATATAAAATTTTATTTAGGAGAGTTTTATTGAATGAGTTTAGCTGATAAATATTTCAAAGAAGAAGTAAATAAGCTTTTAGCAGAAGGATTTAATGATAAGGATTTTCCAGTAAGACCCGTTTGGATAAATGAAGATGGTTCAACAGAGCCTGCACATACGATTAAAACATTCGGTGTTTTACGTAGCTATGATTTATCTAAAGAATTTCCAATTTTAACTTTAAGAACTCAGCCATTTAAAACAGCAGTTAAAGAAGTTATTTGGATGTGGGTTAAAAAGTCTAATAATATTAAAGACTTAGACGCACATATTTGGGATGCTTGGGCGGACGAAACAGGTTCTATTGGAAAAACCTATTCATATCAATTAGCACAAAAATATAACTTACCTGAAGGTTATATGGACCAAGTAGATGCTTTAATTTACAATTTAAAAAATAATCCAATGAATAGACGCATGATTGTTACGATGTGGAATCCAAAAGATTTAAAGGAAATGAATTTGGCACCATGCTGCTATGAAACGATTTGGGATGTTACTGATGGTAAATTAAATTGTACTTTAATACAGCGTTCAGGCGATACTGCAGCGGCAGCTGCAAGTGGCGGCTTTGATACTATTGAGTATGCTATTCTTGTTCATATGATTGCACAGGTTTGTGGATTAAAACCCGGAATCTTAAATCATTATGTAAATAACTTACATATTTATGATAGACATATTCCAATTATGCAAGAAGTATTAAATAACCCCGAATATGACGCCCCTGCGTTTTGGATTAACCCAGAAGTTAAAGATTTTTATGATTTTACAGTAGATGACTTTAAATTAATTGAGTATAAATCTACTAAATATGCTGGAAAAATTCCAGTAGCTGTTTAATAAAAATATATAAAAAATGCGCGAAAATTATTTGCTAAATTAAGTGTAAGAACCTTAATTTAGGAGTAATGTATGACTTATTTAATTTATCGACATATTAATAAATTTAATGGTAAGAGCTATGTTGGATTAACTTCGCAAAAAGCAACTCGTAGATGGCGAAATGGTTTTGGCTATAAAGAAAGCCCTATTTTTTATGCCGCGATTAAAAAGTATGGCTTTGATAATTTTTATCATGAAATCATAGAAGATAATATCCCAACAAAAACTTTAGCTAATGAACGTGAGCAATATTGGATAGCTTATTATCACACTTGGATTTATGACCCTCAATGTAATGGCTATAACAGTACTCAAGGTGGTACTTGTAATAATACAACAGCAATTCAGAAAAAAGTATTTCAGTTGGACCAGAATAAGAACATTCTAGCTGAATTTGAATCAGTCTCAGAGGCGGCTAGAACTTTTAACACCTCACCCGATAGAATCACTCGTTGTTGTGGTCGTAAGCGTGGATACTTAACTGTTGGTGGTTTTTATTGGTGTTTTGCAACTGAGTATGATACTTATCAAACCTTAGGTACTCACGCAGCGAGGATTAGAGAAGTTGTTAGAATATCTGAAACTGGTGAAATTTGTTATTACAAATCTGCTACCGCTGCAGGAAAAAGTGTAGGTAGACACGGTTCACAAATAAGCAAAATTTGTGGTAAAAGTCATAAATTATTGGGCTATAACTGGTATTATAAAGAGGATTATGAAAATGAAGAAGGAAAGAATTAGAATTAATTTAGATATTTCAAAAGAATTAAATGAAAAGTTGAGAGCACAGGCAGATGCGCAAGACATGACTATGAATGCGTTGATTAGAATTGCCTTAGAAAAATACTTAAAAGAAGTTGCCGAGTAAGGAGTAAATTATGTTGAAAGAACAAATTAATTTAAAATGGAAAGAACTTTTTAAAGCCCGTGATACTATAGGTAAATCAGCTTTTGAAGGTATAAAAGCAAAAATTTTAGTCGCTGAAAAATCTGGCAGTTATGAGCTTCCTTTAACTGATAGTATTGTAGAAAATATTATTATCAAAGAAGTAAAAGAGCTTCAAGAAACTAAAACCTATTATAAGCCTGACGATCAACAGTATAAAGATTTAGACTATAAAATCCAGCTTTTAAGTGAGTACCTTCCAAAACAAATGACCGCTGACGAAGTTAAAGAAATTATTAAAAAACTTTTTGAGCAAGAAAAGAATAAAGGTAAACTTATTGGACTTACCGTAAAAGAAGTTGGCTCTAAATTTGATAAATCTAAAATTGCTCAACTTGTTAATGAAGTGGTTAACAGTGGTATCTAGTATGACTAATTTTTGGAAACACATAAAAATGATAAGAACTCATAGAAAGCATGTTATAAAAGCTTGCTTTAAAATGGGTATTCCTATTCAAGGACTTTTACACGATCTTAGTAAGTACTCATTAGCAGAGCTTAAAATTTGTAAATATTATACTGGTACGCTAAGTCCTCATGATGTAGCAAGAAAAGAGCTTGGATATTCACCTAGCTGGTATCATCATAGAAATAGAAATAAGCATCATTCAGAGTATTGGGTAGATTCATTCGAAAAGATGAACGCAGTAAAAATGCCTTATAAGTATGTTATTGAAATGTTCTGTGATTTTATAGCGGCAGGAAAAGCCTATAATAAAGAAAATTGGTCAGTTAAAACTCCTTGGGATTACTGGATAACTAAATGTAAAGGTGTTCGTATTCTTAATGAAGAAACGGAATATCTTTTTGAAAAGCTTCTTTGGAATATACATGAGTCTGAAAGTGAAAAAGATTTTTATAAATTATATAAAAAAATTAAAAGCTATCTCAAAATAGGATATAAAAATGGTACTTTAGCTAGGATAGAAAATAACTAACATAATTAAGGTAGGTTAACAAAATAGCCTACCTTTTATCGTATATTATAATATCAATAGAAAGAGAGGAGCTTTATGAAAAGACCATCTTTAGATGAATATTATATAGAAATCGCAAAAGCAGTTTCTTTGCGAGCATCGTGTCTTAAAAAGCATTACGGAGCTGTGATTGTGAAAAATGGAACTATTTTGAGTACTGGCTATAATGGCAATGTTAGAGGTGAAAGTAATTGCACTTTTTGCACAAAAGCCCCTGGCAATGGTGATATGGCAGAGTACCAGCATTGTGAAGCTGTCCATGCAGAAATGAATGCAATAATTAGTGCTTCTAGAAATGATATGCTTGGAGCTGACCTTTATTTAGCTGGCTTTGATGTAAAAACTGGCGAAGCCCTTGAATGCGAAGCTTGGCCTTGTGAGATTTGTTTAAGACTTATAAAAAATGCTGGAATAAATCGTATTATAAATAATAAAGGTGTTATTTATATGCGTTCCGACGATGGTATTTTAAGACAGATAAGAGAAAAGGAGACCAAAATATGATTAAAGCAATAGTATGCTGTGATAAAAAGTGGGGCATTGGAAAAGATAATGATTTGTTGTTTCATTTGCCAACTGATATGAAGCAATTTAAGATAGAAACTTCGGATTCAGTAGTAGTATGTGGCTATAGGACACTTTTAAGCTTCCCAGGAAGCAAGCCACTTAAAGGCAGATCAACTATCTGTTTATGCCCAGAAGAAGTTGAAAGAGACGATTGTTTTTGTGTTCATACTTTTGAAGATTGTCTTAAACTAGTAAAAGAGCTTTCTAAGACTCAGACAGTTTGGATAATCGGTGGAGCAATGATGTACCACAGTTTTATTGATTATGTAGACTTTGTTTTAGTAACTAAGGTTGATGCAGATGGTGACGGAACTGTATTCTTCCCAAATCTTGACGAAAATCCAGATTTTGAACTTACCTGGACTTCTGATTCTTACCAAGATGGTGATTATACTTTAACTTTTAACACTTATGAAAAAATAAATAGGGACTAATAAAAATGGATACTAAACAACAAACATTTTTTGATATAATACTAAATTCAGAACAGCCAGCAACTATAGGTGATGACCTTAGAGGCATAGCTGTATTAGACATGGGTGCTTTTTGGCGTGAGGTATATAAAAGAGAAGATAAAAATATTACTACAGTTAATTTAATTAGGTTTATGAATACTCTAGGTAAGAATAAATCTGGAAGTGATAATGCTATTGGCAGATTACAGTTTTTCTTAAATGCCTTTAGCCAAGAGCTCGCTTTATATTTGGCAAATCCTAATACGCTTAAGTTTGTTGGTGATGATCACTATAGTTTAATTAGAGGTGCTACCGGAACAGACGACCCAGATTTTTATTTTATGACTAGTAATGGTAAGCAGTTTACTATTGAAGCGAAAATGTATTTTTCTGAAAAAAGCTATCACAATAAGAAAGCAACAACTAATTTTCATAAAGCGGATTATTGTTTAGTTTATATAATCAGTTCGGCTAAATGGATGGCGAGCCAAAAAGCCGACGGTTATAATACGTTATACGAGATTGCGGATTTAGCTAAGTATTATCCTTGGTTGTTAGAGATAAATCTACCTGATAGTCTTACTACAATTAAATTTTTTATACCAGATAAAGACTTAAACAAACTAACCGATAGCCAATTACCTGAAACAGTTAATTATACTTTTTACACCAAAATAAATACTACATATTATAAGGCGATTAATTTATGAATAAAGCAACATCAAAATGTAATTTTTGTAGATATTGGACTGGCCGAAGTTGTATGGCAACACCGAATTCTGCTTATTGCAGAGAGGCGACGGATGAGTACTATCAATACTTGAAAAATAGAAATTCCGGCCAAAAACCTCAAAAATCCTTGAGATCTTGGGATAAAAAATAAGCTAAATTAATTAGATGGGAACATCTGATTGATACCAAACAATACCTAAGCGATACTTTAAAAAGATACAAAAATAATACATAAATAATACTTTAAATTTTTTATATATTTTTGATTACCGCTTAGGATTTTTCTAGGCGGTAATTTTTTTATTTCAGCAAATTTTGAAGAACTTTTACTGTATTATATTTTATAAACAATTAAAGGAGACTTAAAATGATTAAATTTTTTATTGAACCTGGTTATGATGTAAAAGCACCTGAAAGAGAGTATGGCAATGCAGGCGTAGACTTTTTCATTCCGAATATGACAGAAGAATTTGCAAAAGCTTTTGAAGCTAAAAACTCACCTGAAAATGCTACCTTAGATTATACTGTACGCGACTATACAACTGGTAATACACCAGTTATTAAAATTATGCCACACGGTCGTGTAAATATTCCTTCTGGCATTCGTAGTTTTATCCCAGCTAATGTAGCTCTTGAAGCACAAAATAAGTCTGGTATTGCTACTAAATATGGACTTGTATATGGCGCATCTGTAGTAGATGCTAACTATCAAGGTATTATTCACATTAGTCTTATTAATACCACCGATAAAGTTGTTTACCTCGGTCTTGGTACAAAAGCTGTACAATTCCTTCCTAGAATTATCGATGCTTCTACTATTGAGGTAATTAGCGGTAATGAAGTATCCTTTGAAGAATTTTATAAGGATTTTGAATTTACTAATCGTGGCGAAGGTGCTTTTGGCTCAACAGGCGTTTAATATTTAATTTGGAGGAACCTAATGTCAACTTGTTTTTTGCGAGAAGTCTGCAATGGTAAAGATTGTGATAAAGACTTCTGCTTAAGAAAATATAAAATGGATTCGCTCTATTCAGCGGCTCTAATGACAGAAAGTCAAAAGAAGCACATTACTTTAAGAGTAGACGAAGATGGTACGGACCTTGAGCAGTTTAAACAGCTCGCAGCTATTGAGCAAGACATACTAGCTTTCGTAAATGAAGGTAAAAATTTGTATTTGCATTCTGCCAATTGTGGTAATGGTAAGTCTTCTTGGAGTCTTCGTTTGGCTGAGGCTTATTTTAATAAAATTTGGGTGCGTACTGAAGTAAAATGTAGAGTGCTTTTTATCAGTGTGCCTAGATTTTTGTTGGCTCTCAAAGACGCTATTTCAAGTAAGAATGCTTACGTTGACTATATTAAAGATAATGTCTTGGAAGCTGACCTAGTAATTTGGGATGATATTGCGGCTAAGATGGGCTCAGAGTTTGAGCTTACTCACTTACTTAATATCATTGACAATAGACTTGCTTTGGGCAAATCAAATATTTATACGTCTAACTTAAATAGACAACAGCTTTATACGGCTTTAGGTGAAAGACTAACTAGTAGAATTGCAAATATGTCGACAGATATTGAACTGTTCGGCGCAGATAAAAGAGTATTAAAAGTGGAGGCTAACTAATGATCGCACAATTTCAAATTATTAATAAAGTTCTTCAGAATAAAGACTACTCTTTAATTACTTTAAACAATCTTACTGCTGAGCATTTCTATGGATATAAAGCAGAATATGAGTTTATTAAAGCTCATTATTCTAATTATCACACAGTTCCTGACCGTCTTACTTTCGTACAGCACTTCCCTGAATTTGTTATCCAGGACGTAAGTGAGCCTGATAATTATTTGATTGAGCAACTTTATAATGATTATAATCAAAGCTATCTTGCAACTCGTCTTAATAACTTGAAGAAGTTGTTAGAAGCAGACGACACTACGGGAGCAATGCAATATTTCAAAGATTCGCTTGATAAGCTTCATATTGGCTCGGCTCTTCAGTGCACTGACATCTTATCAGATACTTCAAGATACGATCGTTATTTGGATATGATTGCAAATCAGTCTAAATATTTTATTTCAACTGGCTTTCCTGAACTTGATAAGATTATTACAGGTATTGATCGCAGAAACGAGAATATGGTTATTGCAGCTCGCCCTGGTGTTGGTAAATCTTGGGTATTGCTCACTATCGCAGCGGCGGCAGCTAAGCAAGGACTTACTGTAGGTATTTATTCGGGTGAAATGTCAGTAGATAAAGTAGCTTATCGTATCGATACTTTATTAGGTAAAATTGATAATAGAAAGATTTCTCGTGGTGACCTTTACTATAAAGACCACTATAAAAATTACTTAGAAAGTCTTAAATGTTCAAACTATGGACCTATTAAGGTATTAACACCTAACGATATTGCAGGACCTGCTACGGTAGATGCACTTCAAGCCTTTATTGAAAAAGAAAATCTCGATATTCTATTTGTAGACCAATATTCATTGCTTGAAGATAATAGCAGAGCAAAAGTAGCTCATGAAAAGGTTGCTAATATCTCAAAATCAATCAAAAATTTGCAAGTGCTTAAACAAATACCTATTATTGCAGTTTCCCAGATGAATAGAACAAAGAATGAAGACAAGTCTCAAGATACTTCTCAGATTTCACTTTCTGACCGTATCGGCCAAGACGCAACTATTGTTCTAATGGTAGATAAGCAAGATGCAGAAGACCCAAATCACCCGGGGTCTCATAAAGTAACTTTGAATATCGTAAAAGCTAGAGATGGTGGTGACGGTAGAAAGCTTGATTACTTGTGGAATTTAAACTCAGGTGATTATAGATATATTTCAAATAGTGAAGATGGTGTAACTACAGAAGAAGACTTTGAAGAAATTGAAAATAGCTATTCTGTTGGTTATGACGGTAACCCATTTTAAGGAGTAAATAATGCCAGTTTTAAGAGTTGACAACTATATAATTGAAACGCCTCTTTATGAAGTAGTGTTGCAGCTTAAAATGGCGTTAACAAATGGAAAGTTACGTGAAATAAAATCCTGGAGTGAAGGCGATGATAATATCGTCGTAACCTGCCCAAATAGACACCATAAAGGCGGACGTGAGCATTCAGCAGCAATGAATATTTATGTTGGAAGTAGCTCTAAAATTCCGTATGGTTTTTGTAAATGCTGGGCTTGCGACTTTCAATGTCAATTTGTAGACTTTGTAGCTGAGTGCTTCGAATGTTCACAAGAGTTTGCTAAAAATTGGTTGAAATCTAAATTTGGCAAGCAGGCGACTAATAACATTGTATTATGCGATGATATTGTTATAAAACAGAATCGAGCGCCAGTGCGCTTGCCGGCAAACTATTTAGATACCTTTCAAGATTGGCATCCTTATTTAGCAAATAGAAAACTTTCAAGAGATGTTTGCGAGCTTTTTAAAGTTAAATATGACCCGCACACAAGTCAGATAGTTTTTCCTTGTTTTGATACAGCAGGTAAAATTATTATGGCGCCAAGAAGGTCTATTTATAATAAAACTTTCTATATTGATAAAGACCAAGATAAGCCAGTTTATTGCTTAGATTATATTATAAATAATAATATATCTACGGCTATGATTTGTGAAGGGCCTTTCGATGTCTTAACTTGTTATACTTACGGTTATCCAGCCATTGGCACCTGGGGCAATCCTTCGCCAAGTCAAATAAATGCAATAAATAAATCAACGATAAAAGTACTTTACCTAGCTATGGATAATGACCCTGCCGGTAGACGTATGGCAAATACAATTCGAGCTGGGCTAGACCCTCGAATTATTATAAAAGAAGTTCATTGGTTACCTAATAAAAAAGACCCAAATGAACATTCTTACGAAGAATTTCAAAAAGTTATGGAAATAGCTAAAAATTCCTAGGAGTAAATATGAAAGCAAAAGAAGTAATGAATCTACTGGATATTTGTAGACGAACCTTAGCTAGATATGTAAAGTCTGGCCAAGTTAAAATTGACGTCACTATTAATGGCCAGCACAGGTATAATGCAGAGTCTGTATATAAATTATTAGGCAAAGAAGTGCCAGAAATTTATAAAAATAATGACAAACGATGACAAAATTATTTGCTAAATTAAATGTAAATAAAATTTAATTTAGGAGATCATTTTAATGCCTTATTATATTTATAAAATAACTAATTTACTAAACAATAAGCCTTATATTGGAAAGACGACTAAGACAATAGAAAAGCGCTGGAAAGAGCACTATTATGAAGCTAGACGTTGGCAGAAATGCATGGAGTCTGGAACTGGCTTCGGCTATAATTCTAGACTATATCCTGCCATAAATAAGCATAACTATAAGAATTTTAGTATACAGCTTCTTGAAGAAGTATTTAGTTTAGAAGAAATGAATCAGCGTGAAAAATACTGGATTAACTTTTATGACGCTCGTAATAACGGCTATAACATTTCTGCTGGAGGTGACGGTGGATTTTTTGCTGGCTGCAAACATACACCAGAAGCCTTAGAAAAGTTAAGACTTGCCGGTTTAGGTAGGAAACATTCTGTAGAAACTTGTGTAAAAATTTCTAAACAAAAACTAGGGCATAGCACGTCTGATGAAGCAAAAGAAAAGATGCGCAAAGCAAAATTAGGTAAGAAAACTGGTAAGCATCCTACAGAGTGGAATAAACGTATAAGTGAAGGCCAAATAAATGAAGTTGTTTGTCTCGAAACCAATATTACTTATTATAATATCGCTGAGGCTGCTAGACAGACCGGTTGTCACGCTTCAGGCATTGCTAACTGTATAACTGGCAGAGCAAAGACAACCGGTGGTTATCATTGGCAATATAAAGATAAAAATAAAATCAAAAAATACAATAAAAATTCGTAATTATTATTGTATAATATAGATGTCAGACAATGACAAAAAAAATAAATAAAAAATACAAAAACAATACAAGGAGATTTTTACAAAATGTCAAATTCCACATTCAATTACGCCCAATACCAACAAATCGCAGCACAAGAACAAGCTCAATCAAGTGGCGACGGCACTAAAGTAGGCTACTTCAAACTTGCTAACGACGGTGATATCGCTATCGCACGTATTAATCTTTCATCTACTGATGAATTTATGTTTGCAGCAGTGCATACTGTTCAAGCGGGCGGCAAATGGCTTAAAGTAAGTTGCCACAATCCTCTCGGCATGAACACAGCCGGCTGTGCCCTTTGTTCTGCTAATCAGGCTAATCCTAAGGGTTCTATTAGTAAGGCATCTAAAAAGATGTTTATTCCTATGATTGTTTCTTATCGTGACCCTAACTCTGCAACTGGCTACACGCCTCCAATGCCTGTTATTTGGGACCGTCCTGCAGGTTTCTCTCGTGAATTAGCTAATAAGCTTATGATTGCCGGTGATCTTAGAAACGTTCTTGTTCTTATTACTCGTAATGGTAAAGCAGGCGATATGCAAACTACTTATTCTGTAGATGTTCTTCCTGCTACACATCCTGTATTTAAGCCTGAAATGATTCCTGCTGATTTTAAAGCATTTACTAACTTTAATATTGCAAAACATTCTTACTGGGAAAAGACCGCAGAGGAAATTAATACCTTCCTTACTACTGGACAATTCCCTGAAAGAGTTCAGAATAATCAGCAAGCAGCAAATAATGTGGCGGCTGTAGCAAATGCTTATACTGCAACTGCAACACCTGCTTACGTAGCACCTGCACAAGTTCAACCTGTCGCTCCTACAACTCCTGTTTATACAGCTCCTGTTGCACCAGCGTCTGTTCAACCAACTGCACCAGCTACTCCTGTAGTACCTTCTGAAAACGCACTTGGTGGTGCTACCAGAAACTTTACTGGTTTTAGCTTCTAATTTAAATAAAATAAGAATAAATTTAAAAAGCGCATCTAAAATTGGATGCGCTTTTACTGTATTATATTATATATAAATTTTCAGGAGGTTGTAAATGAGTAGTTTATTTAGTGATTTTGACTTGAAAATCGATAAAAAGCCAAAGCCTAAAGTATCACCCGAAGAACTTATTAAAAGGGCAGCGCCAATAACAAATGTAGTAGTTCAAAGTCAAAACTTAACTAATCAAAATTTATTTACAAGTGAAGAGTTTAATATAGAGTTAAATAAACCTAAAGCAGAATCTCTATTAGATAAAATAAATAGCGCTGATGCGGACGAAGTAGACGCAGCTAAAGTATTAAAATCTAAAAAAGTATCGTTGGCAGAAAAACTTGCGTTAATTAAGATAAAAGTTTTAGAAGTTTTAGGTAAACAACGTAAAAATGTTATTGTAATTAAGACTAAAGAAGACTTTGAAGAATATATATCTAAAGCCATTCAATTTGGTAGAATTGCAGTCGACACTGAAACTAATAACTCAACTGATCCAATGACTTGTCAACTTATGGGCCTTTGTTTGTATTATGAAGGCGGCAAACAAGCCTATATTCCAGTTAATCACGTTGACCCAGAAACAGGCGTTCGTCTTGAATGGCAACTTACTGAAGTAGATTGTAGAGAACAGCTTCAAAGAATTAAAGATGCTGATACTTTTGTAGTAATGCACAATGGTAAGTTCGACTACGAAGTTATTAAATGTACTTGTGATATTGAAATTGAGCCCAACTGGGATACAATGATTGGTGCACATACTATCAATGAAAATGAAAAAATGGGTCTTAAAATTCAGTATACTACCAAGATTGACCCTACTCAAGAAAAGTACGACATTGAAAGTTTGTTTACAGTTCCTTATAAATACGTCGACCCTGACATCTTTGCTCTATATGCTGCAACTGACTCAATGATGACTGATAAACTTTACTTATATCAAGTCGCTATCTTAGAAGCTCCTGGTAATGAAAGACTTTACTGGATGTTTAAAACCATTGAAATGCCAATTGTAAAAGTTGCAGGAGACATTGAGCTTATTGGTGTTTGTATTGACCAAGATTTTGGTGAACGTCTAAGATTAAAGTTTAATCAAAACTTAGAAGAAATAGACGCCAGAATTGCTAATGAATTAAAAGCACTTGAACCTAAAATTAATAAATGGAAAACAGACCCAAAGAGTGGAGCAACCGAAAAAACTAAGCAATTTGAGCCTAAGAAAACTAAATTATCACTTGCTCAAATTGAAGAAAAATATCCATTTGTTGATACTAAAACAGGCAAAAGATATAAGCTTGGTAAGGCTAAAATTGAGCAGCTTGATGATGAAATTAACCTTGCGTCGCCTACACAGCTCGCAATACTCTTTTATGACATCTTAAAATGCCCTACTGTAAGCAAAAAATCGCCTCGTGGGACAGGTAAAGACGAGCTTGAAGCTTTGGCTGAGAGAACCGATATTGCGCTCTGTAAGCTGATTTTGGAACGCAGAGGTGTAGTTAAACTTATATCTACCTATATTGACGTACTTCCTGAACTTGCAAAGCATTGGCCTGACGGAAGAATTCGTTATAAGCTTAATTCTGTTGGTACTGATACAGGACGTTTTTCTTCAGGTGGTGAATTTAAGTTCTTAGATGGCGACGAACCTATTGAAATTTCTGGGTTTAACTCACAGAATATTCCTTCACGTGGTGATGGTAAAATTACTCGACTTTTGTTTGAAGCTAAGAAGGAATTTAATGAGATTGAGGTTGAACAAGACCAAATTGTTCTTCCTGAAATTTCTGAGATTGAAACTATAGATGGCTGGAAATACGGTAAAGATATTGTGGCGCTTAAAGATAGTGTGCTTACAGACGAGGGGCCTGCTCTTATTGAAGTTGTTCGCTACGATGTTCTAAAGAAAGAATATGAATTTACTGTGAGGAAGTATTAATGAAAGTAAAAACAAGAACTTTATATAAACTGGTTGGGTCTGACTACTCGGCTCAAGAACCACGTATAACTACATTCCTGAGTGGCGACCCTAACATGCGAGCAGCCTACCTCGAAGGTAAGGACCTTTATTGCGTTATTGCAGCTAATATTTATAATAATAAATATGAAGATAATTTAGAGAATTTTCCTGAAGGCTATGTATTAGAGTTAGACGGTAAAAAAACTGTAGCTGGAAACGATAAAAGCTATAAAAAACAGGTTTCAGATAAATTAGAAGTTCCTTATTATTATCTAGTGCCGACTACATCTGGCACAAAAGCAGCAGGTGATATACAGGCTGGTGATAGTATTATCGCGGAAGAAGGTGCTTTTACCGTTAGAGCAGCTGAGACCTTAAATGGCACTACGACAATTTATTTTATTGATTAAAAATTATTAGCTAAATTAAATAGGGTGCATACCGTAAATAACTGCAAGGAACAATTTAATTTATGTTATATGTAATTTATTTAATAACAAACTTAGTTAACAACAAAAAATATGTTGGCCAAACAAAGCAAGGCAGAGCAGAACGACGCTGGCAAGAACATTTTGTTTACACTGTAAACGATAGTAAAGTTCTTCACAATGCTATCAGAAAGTATGGTGCTGAAAATTTTGAATTTAAGCTTATCGAAACTGATATTTTAGAAGAGTTAATTGACGAACGAGAGCAATATTATATTAAATATTATAATACGTTCTACCTAAATGGCCAAGGCTATAATATGACTGAAGGTGGTCAAGGTATCCATGGCTATATGCATACAGAAGAAACTAAGCAGCGTATTAAAGAAAGTAACTTAACAGCTTGGCAAAGATTAAAAAAGGAAGAACCAGAACGTTATGCGCAGCTTTGTATAAATCGAGGGCTTGCTATTAAAGGAAAGCCAAAATCTGATGAGCATAAAGCAAAATTAAGTATCGCTGCGTCTAAACGCACTGGTGATAAAAATTCTTTTTACGGAAAACATTTTTCAGAAGAATCTAAAGAACTTTTGCGTGCAACAAAGGCTAAGCATTTAAGTCCTATTAACGCTTATGATTTAAATACCGGTAAGCTGTGGAAAACGTTTCGATTTGCTTCTGAAGCTGTACAAGAGCTTAGCTTACAGGATTCTGCCAATACTAGAATTTTATTAGTATGCAAAGAACAAAAAGGACACGCATATGGCTATATTTGGCGATATAAAACAGACTTTGATTTAGCGGAACTGCCACTAGAAATTCTTCAGCAAGAAAACAAAACGCCTAGAGCGAAAGCTGTTTTACAATATGACTTAGAAAATAATTTCATTGCAGAGTTTGAAAGCGCTGCCGAAGCGTCTAGACAGTTAGCGACCGACAGCACTAAACAACGTGGTGTAGCAAAAAAGATAAATGCTGTATGTGCTGGCAAAGCCAAAACATATCATAAATTTATTTGGAAATATAAAGACTGAACTTAATATACTGTATTATATTATATATTTTAAAACTAAGGAGGTGATGCTAATGTTATATGCTAATAAGACTATTGAAGTAAAGTCGCCAGCTAAGCTTCTTAATAAAGAAGGTAAAGAAAGACGTTCGGTGGCAAAAATGGTACTTTTGGCATTAACTTAGCGTACTTATGGTATGGGCCCAAGTACGCTTGCAAAACGTATTAATAAAACAAACCAAGAAGCGCAAGAAATTTTTGATAACTTCTTTAAGAGCTTTCCTAAAGTAGAAGAACTTATTAATAGCTCTAAGCAGTTCTTGAGAGAGCACGGTTATGTAGAAGATTGGGCTGGTAGAAGAAGACATCTTACTGATTATTTCTTAAATCCTTATGAAGCAGAATATGCAAATCCAGAAGCTTTGATAGCTAAAACCTTCAATCCAATTCTTGGGTGTGAAAATCGTCCGCTTGTTGATGATAAGCTAACTATGTGGGTAGCTCGTGCAAAAGCAACTAGAAATAATAGAGAATTTGATGAACTTGCTAAACTTGCTGCAAAAGAAGGAATTATTCTATCAGCAAATACAGGTAGAATTGCTCAGGCTGAAAGACAGTGCCTTAATGCAAGAATTCAAGGTAGCGCAGCCTCTTTAACTAAACTAGCAATGATTCAAATTCACAACAGCCAAGAGCTTAAGGAACTTGATGCAAAACTTGTTATGACAATCCACGACGAAGTTATGTTAGAATGTCCCGCTCTTTATGCAGAGCAAGCTTCAGAAATTCTTCCTAGAATTATGATTGATGCAGCTGCTCCTTATATCGACGTTCCTATGAAATGTGACCCTGCTATCGAGTCTAGATGGTATACTTCAGAATATGCTGTAGCAGTACAGTCTGAGTTTAAAAAACTTACTGATAAAGGACTTGATAGAGATGAAGCATTTAAGAAACTTTATGCAAAGCACCCTGAACTTCCTGAAGAAGCAATTTATAAAACTATTACCGAAGGCATCGACCTTGAATTTTAGAAAATATTACCGTATAATATAAATATATAAAAACAATAAAGGAGCAATACTAAAAGATGATTTTAAAGACAAAAAATTTCCAAGAAGCTGCAAATAAAATTTTAGTTGCTGTTGGTCTCGATAAGGCCGCTGCAAATCTTGAACTCGCGGCAAAAGATACTGCACTATACCTTAGAGTGACAAATAGAGAATATTATTGTGCAGTAAAGTTTGAGTTAGAAACACCTACGGAATTTAGAGCTGTTGTTGATGCTAATCTTTTCTTAAATCTTATTTCTGGTATTAATACTGAAGAATTTGAACTCAAGATTAATGATACTAACGTAGTAGTAAAAGCCGGCAAGAGCAATTATAAGTTGGCTATGATTTATGAAAATGACCAGCTTATGAAATTGCCTATTATCAAGCTTGATAAGGACCAAGTAACTGTAGATATGTCAATTACTAATGATATTCTTATGAGTATTCTTAATGTTAATGGTAAAGAAATTCAAAAAGCTAAGAAGCTCGACGTTAATGAATTACAACGTTATTATTACGTTGATGAAACTGGTTGTTTTACTTTTACGACTGGCGCCTGCGTAAATGCATTTACTCTTGAAAAGCCTATTAAGCTTCTTCTTACTGATAAAATAGTTAAGCTCTTTAAGCTTTTCAGCACCGACGTTTGGATGTCTTATGGACACAATGTAAACGCAGACAGCTCACTTCAACCTATTGTAGTATTCCAAACTGAAGATATTTACGTAGCAACCAGACTTCTTAATGACGAAACTTGTATTCAAAAAATTAAAGCACCTTGTGATGCTATGAAAAATCTTGTAAAAGAAACTTATGACCATAACTTAGTTTTGTCTGCTACTGACCTTTCTGCAGCTATCGCAAGACTTCTTATGTTCTATAAAAATAGCAGTGCAAAAGCTGACCTTTCTTTCGTTCCTGCTGTAGTAAATTTCACTGACACAGAGCTTACAATTTCTGATTTATCTGGTGATAATAAGGAAGTTATTACTATTGAAAATGGTAGTGTTACTCCTGGCGGCTATTCTATGGGTGTAAACTTGATTGACCTTAAGTCAGTTCTCGACTCTTGTAAAAACGAACATATTACTATGAACTGCGGTAATAAGAAATCAATTATTATTAATCGTGGCACTATCAGTAATGTTATAGCAGAAACGAGGACTAAAGAATAATGGCAAATACAGATATTGGTAAGAAATTCGAGCAACGCTTTTACCAAGACTATAAACGTTGTTTTCCAGATACTCTAATTTATCGTTTACCAGACCAGCAAAGTGGTTATGCTGGAGGTGGCTCAGCTAACCCGTGCGACTTTATTGGTTATACGGGCAGTTGTGTGTTAATGGTTGAATGTAAAGCTCATAAGGGTCTTTCAATCCCATTTAATGCTATTCCTCAGTATGAGCGTTTATTAGACTATAAAGGTTTAAAAAGCACTTTTCCGGGTGTTATAGTTTGGTTTTATGAGAAAGACGTCGTTATTTGGGTGTCTATCGAAGAAATGGAAAAAATGGTAAATGACGGTGAAAAATCAATCGGCCTCAGAATGATTGATGATGAAAAACCATATAAAAAACTGTATAATATTATAACACTTCCATCGAAGAAACTTAGAACTTTTATGGAAACAGATTATAATTATTTAGTGGAGGTATTAAATGGCTAATGATTTAAATAAAGCACTTGAAGCGGTTGAAATGACTTATGTGCAAATCAAGGAAATTGCTGACAGTATGCTCGCAGGACCTTTTGAAGAGCCTAATCGTATTGTAGAATTTATTCAACTTAACGTAGAGTCTATGTCTATTGAAATGCTTAGAGACTCCATTCTTAAGTTACAGTTAGCAGTTTATTCTTTAAGTGAACTTAGAGATAGATCCGGTATTAAAGCAACTTGTGCAGAAGCGATTAAAAAAGAAGCTTATGCTACCGCTTATGTTGAACAAGAAGGCACTGCTGGTGTAAAAGATTCTAATACAACTTTGGCTATTTCTGAAAATATTGTTGCTCAATGTCTTTATGACCTTGTAGCAAGTTTAGTTAAAACAAAAGTAGACATGCTACTTAGAATGATCGATTCACTCAAAAGTATTTTAATGAGTAAAATGCAAGAACTGAAATTGTCAAATAGTATGAGTGCTGAATAA